ATAACTTTTATTAATTTCACTGTTAGTTGCGTTAGAGACTTTTTTAAGTTCAATCTGCGCAGCGTTCACTTCTTTAACAGCTGTTACCATCTCTTTTACTTGGCGTACAGCAGCCATCGTAACGCCAGCAACACCAAACCAACCACTAAACTTGCTAAACGCATTTTTTGCTTCACCAAACATATCTCGCCCAGTGAGTCCTTCTTGAGCTACCCTAGTCTGCAAATCTTTAAATTTCATATTTGCATTATCAAGCCCACCTTGCGTAGTGACATTCTCGAATTCATTCTTTAACTGGGCAACTTCTTCACGGAGTACCTTGGCAGCTTTTGTATTTTGGGCAAAGAATTGATTAAATGAGTTTAAACTTGAATTCAATGATTTCTGATTAACTGGCTTTATCATCTCGTTATTGAGAATCTGCATTTCATTCTTTGCAATTTTGAGTGTTTCGGTATATTTTTTATAAGCGTTATTTGCTTGATTAACATTTTCTTGCGTTTTACTCTGACCAACAGCTTCCGTTGCAGTTTTAAGTTCTGTATAAGCTTGTTCAAGACTTTTCACAGCGGCTTCAGTCTGCTTGTAGTTTTGAGCAGTGTCGGAATTCTTACCTAACTGTGATTTGAGATTTGAAATCTGTACATCATAATCCTTGGTGTTTATTTTACTCTGGATAGAAGCAATATTATCTAATTCCTTGTTGTATGCTCTTGCTTCTTTAATCAACTGAGAATATGCAGCATTTTCATTTCGGGTTTGTTGGGTAATTGCTTGATTTTTCGCTTTATTTTCCTGTTGTTTAAGATTTTTCTGCCAACGTTCATCAACAGATTGCTCTAGTTTTTGCCGTTTTGATATCTCAGATGTATATGCCTTAGCAACCCTTAAAGATTCCTTCTCAGACATTTCATGTTTAGTACCAGCAAATCCTTTGTTTATAATATTTGCAATGTCTTTAACTTCTTTATTAGCTTCTGATTTCATTTTAGCAAAGTCAATTGCATCAGGACTAAACTTAACACTCTTCAACCCACTACTAAACTGTTTATTGATTTGTTGTGCTGATTGTGATGCAGCTTTTTCCAGATCTTTAAACATATTCCCGTTTACATTAGTGATGTTAATTTCAGTGTCAAGCTTTTTATGATTAGTTAAAAAAGATTGCCATGTAGATTCAGCTTCACTCATATCTAATTTAGCTATTATTTCAGCTGTAAATTTATCCAACTTCATCTCCCCTTTCTATTTTTAGGCATAAAAATAACACCCTCGAAATAGGAGAGAGTGTTTATTAAAATGTTATATGAAATAACTTCCGTTTATTTAATTTTTATGATAAAATATATTCAGTCACAAAGGAGAGTCCCCTATGAACAAATATATTGAAATATTCTGTAAGCAAAATCCAGAAATGAATCTGGAATATATAATCCTAAATTAATAGTCCCATAATATTTATTTTCAAAAATACATCCATAAATAAAAAAGAACCAGTGTCTAATACCGGTTCTTTTTTATTTATAATTAATTTAATTGTATTAATTCAATTGCTTCATCAACAGTTTTACCGGAAGATTGAATTACATCACGTAACTGCTTTAATTCTTCGTTTTCTTTTTCTACTTGTAATTCACTTAGAGTCTTTTTCGCGTCTTTGAGTTTTGTTTCTAAAGTATCAATCAGTTCATTTGTAACTTCAATTTTCTCGTCCAGAGACATATTTTTTCTTCTTGCCATTTAATCATTACCTCCAATAGTATTATGATAAATCGATTATATACCATATATTAAAATAATGGAAGAGTAAGTTTTGGACAAGTATCGACAATATAAACGCATGTTCTGGATGGCAAAATATTACAAAATGATATATAATATGAACAATGCATATAATGGCACGCAATTATATGAAACTTGCGGCTGATACGTGAAGAAAGGACGCCAGATGCAGATAGCTGATATTTACTATATTGTTATGATGGGGGTAGGAGTATCTACCCTAATTGCAAACATCATAAAATGTAAGAAAAAATAATTTTAACATATAGACAACAATAGTTTTTATTATGAACTGGAATTTACATGTAAGAGAAATTAGCCACTTCCCTCCGTTTTATAAAGTATCCGTATCATAGGCATAGAAGTATATAGGAATTAATAAAAATGTTATTGTTTTTTTAAGAAAAGTATGTTATTATATAAATGGTAAATGTCAGAAAGCAGAAGATGTCCACGACGAATTGGCTATTTGTCAAAATATCTTTTAATACGAAAATAAGCATCTAAAGTTTTGGGTGCTTATTTTTGTGTTCTAATTCTACAGAATCGAACTGAGAATTGAATGGTTGGTTTACTTAAACCTCTTGCCGAAAGCTTCATTTTTATTTTCTTCTATATCCTCAAGAGATTTCTCCCAGAATCCCCCTTCACCCAAAAGTCCGTTATTTTCCCCGTACCCGTAAATCGTCTCTGTATCTCGACCACTGGGATTATATACGTAACCAGTATCTAAACTTAGCTGTCCGGTTACAGTATCACCACCACCGGAAATCCCATCGATCTGTGGAGATTCGGCAAGTTGTCCGGTTCTTTTATATCTACCCTCCGCAGAATTATAAAAATTATCTACATTAGTATGTATATCCTGAAACGACTTATCAACAGTTTCTTCCATAGCAGCCAACATTTCTCTCTGGAGTGCAGCTCTTAAAGCTGACATAGAATTACATTTTGGCATATAACCACATCCTTCTATTATTTATCTGTTTGTTTTTTCGGGTAGTTGATAACGTTTCTACCTGACCATTGATTTTTTAATTTCTGATTTTCCTCTTTTAATTCCCGTATTTTATCATTTTTGGCATCAACTAATTCTTGCTCTTTTTCTTTGTGATAATCACTATCAAAATATGCGTCAACTACAGAATCTGCATTAATTCCGTTTTCTGGTATTTTAGAAAGCATATCAAATGCATCTTTTATATTAATTGAACCCAAATCAAATCCCTTAACTTTCTCAGTTATTGCGTCTAATAATTCAGACAAGGAATCTTTTTTAGAATAAGAATGAATTATTTTTTGTTTTTCAAACTCAACCATATCCTTTACCATTTCATCAATTTCACTATATTGGAACAATCTTTCTCGTGCAAAATCATAAATTTCATAAAGATCATTATCTCCTATAATGCTCTCATAAACAGAATTATCTATATTTGGTTCAAACGTTAAACCTTCAACGGCATATAGAAAAAATGCAGTTATATCATTTATTTTCTTAAAATATGGTGTATATAAGGTATTTCCATTTTCATCCGTGGTAAAATTTCCTGCTACTAAATATTTAATAATGTTAATTCTATCTACGTCACTGAGTCTTTCTTTGACACGCACATTTTCTTTTATCATACATAAATCTCCTTTTAATTTTTTAATTTAATTGTCCACTCACGACCATCTTTCGTTGCTAAATAAAAAGTGTTATCAAAATTATTCTTGATAACAGCAATTTGCGGACTTGACTTAGTATCCGTTATAAATAGGTATTCTTGAGATGTAAGTAAATAATTTCGTTGCTGTAAATAAGTCTGAATTTCATATGAATACATACTAATTACCAAACCGATTAATTGCGGCTTTGCCAATTAAAATAGCCTCTGCTACATCATCACTTACATTGATATTAAATTCTTTCGCAACCATTTCAATTGCAGATTTCTTTAATTCTTCACGTTTATTTTTTGATTGATCTAACCCAGCCAGCTTACGCCATTCACTGGGTCGAATAACATTAAACTCACAATCATTCATAATGCAATAACCATAAACCACTCCCTGTAGTCTAGTTAAAAATCTTTGAACTGCAACATTTCGATTAACAACAGTTTCCTCTATATATATAATATCTGGGTCTAAATTACATAAATAATCTATAATAGCATTAGACATTTTTTTAAATCTTGAATCCATATTTTTATCATAACTATAATCCAACAATTTATTTTCTGTTAGTTGTCCATTATCAAATATAGCAAGTCCAGTTTTTTTAGTTGCTGAATCTATACATACCATTCTACATTTTTTAATATTAAATACCTTCTTTCTTCGTTAAGGGGTAGGAGAGTGCTTCAGACAGACACCCTCCAAACAAAATACAACCCTTACCCACTGTCTGAATTATTAATGGGTAAAGATTGTATCTGATTTTTTACTAACACAGACCGTCATAAAATTCTGATAAAGCATTAAATAATTTATGACTCTTTTTATATTTCCAAGTTGTAACCCCATCTATTTCTTTAACAAACTCATATCTAATACGCCTATCCGTTAAATAGCGTACTTCTTCATACTGATTAGTCGCGTATTCTTTATCAATGTATCCGATAATAATCTCTCCTTTCTAAACCGTAAAAAATAAGGGAAGTAAAGTATACATAATCAATGTTAGATTAACGTATATTTACCTCCCTTATTTAATTACGCTAATTTATCATCACTATTTTGGGTTTGTTTTGTTCTTTTCTTAGATTGCTTGGTAACTGAAGTAGTAGAGTTAGTATGTTCTTTTATAATATCCTCATTTAAGATTTCTTCAATTAGTCTCTTTGAACCATCTTTAAAATTCTCCCAACCAGAAATATCTACTAAAGTCAACTTCGCTTTTGCTTCAATTTTAGATATAATCTTATTATTATAATCTTGTAAGATCATGAAGATCTTATAGTGACTAATAGAATCAGTAATAGATCTCCAAGGAGTAAATGATTTTTCATTTAAACAAGAATCACACGAATTATAACCAACCCCGCATACTACGCACCAATGATTTATTTCGTTCATTTAAACACCTCATTCATACAGGGAGACTTAATAATCTCCCTAAAAATCATTCTTATTCTGCTACATGTACTGAGAACAAATCCGCATTTTCATCACAGAAGTCTTTCGTGAATTTTACTGTAAATGGGTGTTTCCCTGTACTAGTTAAAGCATGTTCTACCGAAGATGGGTCTAACTTACCTTTCTTAGCAACTATAACACCTGCATATTTAATAGCATCATTACATTTATCCCTAAAAATAACAAAGATTCTAACGCCTACTGACGTTGGGAAGTTGTTTGTGTTATTAGAGACTTTTACGCCAGACTCAGTTTCATATTCATATTCGACATAAAAGTACCCAGTCATTCCGGTTGGTACAGTAATAACTTTATCATTAATTGAAAATTCTTCATTACTTACAGCTACCCCAACATTGATTTTTTTAGAAAGGCTACCACTCTCAAGTTTATAGATATATTTTAAATCACCCACTGGCTTATGTGATAAGGTAATCTTCCCGTTACTATCGACCGTCAAAGTTTCACCTGCTGGCATAATTATTTTATTTACTGAATCTGCTACTTGTTTAGTTGTCCCGTATTGCATAGCGGCCAGATCCAAACTAAATAGTGAATTATTTGCTGAAAATTCGGCAGTTTTTGCGCGATATAAAGTAGTGATTACAGAGCCAATTGCGTCTGTAACGTCTTCTCCTTCCGATGCCGTATTTAAAGACGGATCTTCAAGAGAAGTTAATCTCCCAATTATTGAACCATCCAAAAGATCACTAAAAGTCATATGTCTAACTCTATCCAAAATTAGTTCATCTAAGTTTATTCCCATGTTTATTTCCTCCTTTAAAATAAAAAGGAGAACTTTAAAGTTCTCCCATCCAATCAATTTCTTTTTTGTCTATATCTTTTAAATCTATTCCAAACCCAGAATATCCACTCTGTATTAAAAACTTTGAACTGCTTATTTTAGCGATCCTTTTAACACTATCCATAAAAGTATATATTGGCATTAAAAAAACGGTTTCGTTATCTTTCTTGAAACCGTCGCTATTTACCAATGCTGACACATAGTGTAGAAGAGAAGATTTATAGGGCTTATTTTTGTTCATTTCATATTCTTCTTTTGCATCAATTATTAAAATTTCTCTAGTTGATTCATTCCCTGGCATTTCATTGTTTCTTTCTATACCATGCATTTTCCGGATACAGCCAATTAATTCATTGTATATATATCTGTTTATAGTAATGTCGTTTTCAGAATCATGTAATACAACTTCATCAATATTTAAATTAATCATAAGTTCAAATTTAGACAAATCCAATTCGCCAAGCAGGATTTCCGTGTCTTCTTTTTTGTATAAACGACTTATATATTGACAAAATAAATCATAATCTGAAATCTTTGTATAATCAATACCATTTTCGTCCAGCTGCCATTTTAAATCCGCACCAACATAACACAATTGATGAACCATACTATAATATCTCTGTTCTCCATGATCACATATATCCCCAACTGTCGGATGTCTTACTATAATTTTATCAGTTATAGAATGACCATTCCCACGATATAATCTCAATTCATCTATTTTGTTCAATTAACATCATTCCAATCATTGCATTTTGAAGCATTTAAATCAACTGTTTCAAATATCATTTTACGATATAAATGTTCTGAAGAAAATGCCCCCTCGACATTAGTCTCTAATTTTAATTCCCCAAGACCATAATCATTTTTACCATTTAATTTATTGTCAATTAACTGAGATAGATAGTCGTTTCGATTAACAGTTATCTTTGGGATATTGTTTATCTTCATATTTTTTTCATGAGATATTATCCAAATTTCTAAGATAGGCTTAACAAAAGTTTTATTTCTATCATGTGATCTTGGTATTTGAACTTGAATTGTAATAAAAGTAATGCTATCTTTAATAGTATTAGGGTTCTGATGATATGGGAATATATGTGTATTAATAAGTTGATCCGATAAATCAAAATCTTTTATGTTGGGGCTATTTATGGCATGAAATATATCTTCATCATTTGTTAGTGCAGACATTATTCTATCTTTAATAATCGTTATTATTGAACTATTAGCTATACATACCACCCCCCCCCCATTAATAATAGCTGTCTATATTAATTCTAATTTCAGATTGGGTTACTAAGCCGTTTTCTGAATCCAAACGTAATATAAAACTTTCACCGATCAGAGAATTATCTAAAACATTCAATTTAATTACATTATCATAAATATCATAAGTAAGTAATTCTTGATCAAACCCACAAACGAATGTCCATTTTGGTATTAAATCATCTAAAATGTTGTCATTGTCATCAGAAAATTTAGCTATAAATTCTCTTGGTTTCCCAATTTTCAAAGTAGAAGACTTGTACTGAATCTCAGATAAAATACTACTTTCATTCGCATCCGGTACTGATGGTAGTGGGAGAGTAGTGGGGTCTATGTAGTCTGGTATACCATTTTTAAGATCTTTATCAGTTGCCGTATGTTGTGTTTCAGTAAACATCAATGACATATAACCTTTGCCCATATAAGAATAATTGACCGTATCAATTTTTGTTAATTTATATGCAGTTGGAGTTTCGTCATCATTATCTATGAAAAATTTTTTATCATGATTTAGTATTTTAGTATTTTCATTTAATTCTGTATAAGTCATGATTTGATCGGCTCCAATAGTCATTACCTTATCCTTATTTTCACCATTATTATATTGAGTAGCATTCCTGGAAATCATCGGAATCTCATGTATAACACATTTTTCATCCTGCCATCTTAACATTTTATTACATTTTCCTAATTTACCCTCATAATTTATCTCTCCACGAATATATGACTCAATACACAGCCAATAATCATCATATTTTTCATCATATATAATCTCTCCCAATTTTAACGGATCTGTTATTTCTGTTTGAAATTTGGTGACAACACCATAAGAAGCATTGTATTTCCCATCATATAATCTTGGGGATATTTTGTCTTTGGTATTATAAAATACCATATACGGATTATGCGAAGGATCATCTTCAAAAGTACAATTTATTAACATTTTTGCATTTTTTATATTTTCTTCACGCAATGATTTTCCACTTGTAAGTTCCATTCTACGTTTAAATCTGTTCAATCCTTCAATATTAATCACCCCACTAAATAGTTTTTTTTGTTTTATTCTTCCACGCATACCTTACAAGCAATGTTTCATTCTCTGCTAAATAAGTTTTGTGCATATTCATTAGTTTATCTAAAAAATTAGCGGGGGAAAATGCATTAAAATCAGAAGAACTTAAATTTGCTTTTAAAATAGTAGGAACTTTAATATAATTAGCATCTAAAAATGACAACACCATATAATTACTTAAGATTTCTATTTCATCATCATCAAGATCATTATTAAACTCCTCATAATCATCATCTCTGTCCCTTAAATTTGTTTTACAAACATGAAATGATACAATTGCTGGACGCAAATAATCATGGAGCAATTCTTTTACTTCTTTGACGGACATTACCGGGATATCAAAATCTTTAAACTTAGGCAATACGCTTTCATATATAGATTCATATGGAGTTGACATTTTGACACCTCCATTCTAATCAATCAAAATGAGCAAATCTACATTTAAAAGCTTCTCTAAATTTCTGATTACTTGTGCATCTGAAACATCGCCGTTTATGATTAAATTTTTAAGTTTCTTAATCAATGTTTCCCTAAGTCCTTTAGGAATTGATTGTATTTTGGACTCTATCTCATTATTATTAGCTTTTGTATAAGACTTTGCATCCATTAGAAAATCATAACTTTCATATGTTTTTACTAATCCAAATTCTTTAATAATTCTATCGTCATGTAGCTTTAACCACATGTTTTTGAAATAAGACTTTGAGTTTCGCCACATATCTTTAATGGCTGAATATGACATTTTTTCTTCATGACCTATATCTTCCCACGTATAAAAATCATTATTTTTACTATCTTTATATGACACATGTGGTATAACAGAAGTAACAACAAGTTCATCATCGTTTTGTAATGGTATTACTCTTTTTGCCTTGGTTGTTGATTTTCCACTTACAGCAACAGAAGATGTTGTCTCGGTATTATTTGAGACAACATCTCCAACATTGGTAGTGGTTTTACTTTTTGTGTTTGCCATTTATAAACCACCTTTACTAATTTTTTTATTGCGCAATTTCAAACACCCCAAAATATTGCGGTAAAATAAGACCCATGCCCATTTTAGTCTGAACCTGAACGTCAACGGACATGTCATTATTCTTTTTGCCTGTAGTATCCAACTCAGAACGCGTATCTCCCTCAAACTCCAATTTGATTGGCTTTACGTCACTTCCAAAAATGAAAACCTTATTGTTAGATAGAGCAGGATTATATGTACCAGACTTCAAAGCTTGAGGAACAACTAATAAGGAATTACCCTCCCAATCACCAATAGAACCAGTCTTGGCTTTTGCTTCTTTTTGAGAATTTGCAAATGTTTTATCCGGTATAATATTAGTTAATTTTCTAAGAGATCCTGGTGTTCCTGCAACTGTCATCTCGCCATAACCACCAGCAGCTTGAATGACATCAACCAAATCTCCAAGTGCTTCTTCGCTATTTCCTTGGCGACTAAATTCTGACGGAACGGCATCTGCAATGTTTTCAAATTGAATGTGTATTCTATCTTTGATATGTTTGTTAATAGACTTATAAATCTTGTCCAATATTTTTTCAAGAGTACCAATACCCAACAAGAATCTTTCAAGATCCTCATAACAATGAATGTAAATCCACTCCTTCGGCAAAGTAATTTCCTCACCGATATCTAAAGCCTGTCTGTTTGTATCCCAGTGATTGCCAGCAAAGCTAGCTACAGACAACAGTCCACCTTCAGAATAGAATGCAGATTTGTCACCTAAAACTCTATTTTTTACTTCAACAAAAGAGTCAATAAATGGAGAATTTAATACATCCTCTCCAATCGTAACATTAACGATTTCTTCCATGATTTCATATAAAACAATATTGTTTCTACGTATTGCTTGATAAAAGGTTGCCCCTTTTAATATATCCTTGTTAATTTTATCTCTCAGATAATTCTCCAAATCAGTACGACCAACTTTTTCCGAATCCACATGTAAGGAAAAATCGCCCCTAGCTAAATCAAGAGTTAAGTCATAAATTTTAGTAATTTCTTTAGAAAAATTTGTTCTAGACATGTTATGTATCCTCCTTGTTTATTTTATAATTACGCCAAAGTGGTAACTTCGACTTTGTAAAGCTCAATTGAGTAGCCATATGTATGAGCGTTTGTTACTAAAGTTCCACCCTGAATTTTCTTATATGATACTGTTGCTTCAAATTGGGCACTCGCAGTTGTTGATGCTTTTGCGATTAACTTACCGGATGTATCAACTGTTAAAAAAGCATCAACTTTTAAGTCACCAACACTATCTTCGGTTACAGCCGCCGGGTTAATTTCAAACTCGTCACCCATATATAGCTTACGCACTCTAAATTTTGTCCCCACATCAATTTTAAACTTATCTTTCCTTTGGTTGGTTCTACGACATTCGTCATAATCCCATGCAGGCTGATCAACAATTACTAATTTCTTGCCAGCCGCAACTCCAGGTTTAAAATTATAGACAGCGTCTTCACCGTCCACCAAACCATCTAAATAACCAATCATTGCATTTTCAATTTCTACATCTGCAACAACATCATAGGATCTTCCACCACCACGATAAGTGCTAACCATATTTGTAGAATTAATTACACCAGTTGTTTTTCCCATTTTAAAATCCTCCTTAATTATTTGTTAACCGGAATATAACCGTATTTAGTTTCAATAAATCCATCATCATCTATAGGATCTATAACATCAGCAGCAAAGGATGAATCTTTTGCTTTCTTTGAAAAATTAGCACTGAGACTTTTTTTCGTAAACAATAAAGCACACTGTCCTTCAATATCTTCCAAATTTAATTCATCTTTATTTTTTTTGATTTTTAAATACTCAGTATTGTCCGATAAATGTTCATCAAATTTTGTGAACAACTCGTCTTTTCTTTTGCTTAATTCCTTTTCTTCATTTTCTTTTTCTTTCTTTACAAAATTTTCATACTCTGGTTTAATCTTGTCTAATTCTGTTTTTACAACAGAATAATTAGTTTCCAATCCCGACTTTTCAGAATCCAAAGTATCTATTTTTTCGGTTACAGTTTGTTCAAATTCTTCAATATGTTTTGCAAAAGAAAAAGCACCTTCATATAAAGCGCCATCTACATAATCAACATATTGAGTTTTCTTACGACATCTGGTAGCAAAATCAATTACAGACTTATCCTCATTAACTGAAAACTTAAATCCATAGTAATTGTAATTGTCACCTCGGTCTGTAACTATTACTTCATCTCCCTGAACATCAACAGCGTAATATCGCTGAACTTCATCTCCCCAATAATTCTTAGTTTTCTCATAAGAAGATACGATATTGCTTATTTCAGAAAACTGTTCCATAACAGTTAATGAAAAATCTTTTTTTGTGTCACTTGGGTTTGCCATTGGCTGACCTCCTTCTTTTAATTCTTTTTGATTATTTTGCTTTTTAATGTAATCTGTAAAAGCAGTTAATTTATTAGACAATTCACTTTGAATGTTTTTAACAAAATCATTCATTGTAAATTGAACTTCAATAGTAGAATTTTGCATTCCAGGTTCTTGATCTTCACCTAAAATACAAGCAGCTTGAAAAGTTATTTTTGTAAAATGAAACAACGAATCTTCATCTTCATAGCCATCAATATATCCATCCTTATCAAATAGTTCCATACTGTGACTTTTTATAAGATCCCTGTTCATGATTTCAGCACCATCTTCAAATTGATTCCATATGAGTCCATTTACAACTAAAAATGTTCTTGTTATGCCGTCATCACACAGTCTTTCCTCATAACGAGCATCGTTGTCCCCACTGCTCAACACACAGCCGTAAGGATGTCCAATGTAAGTTCTTGTAATTTCACCATCTTTTCTTGTTAGAATATATCTGTGATCACTAAAATCTTCTTCGCCACTTTTATTTTTTTCGATAAATCCAACAATAGGTATATAACCAAGTGTTGGTAGTGCATCATCAACAACTTCTTTATCTATAATAGAACCATTGAAATTTTCTCCAAGATGCATCATCCATATTTTCACTCTTGTAAACCTATCATCGTTTATATCCAAATCGTCTAGTTTTTGAAACATGATTGGGAATTTATATCTTGATTGCTTTGCCATTTTAAACCTCCTTTCACCGTTTAGAATTACTATCATTATTCTGCGTCTGTTCCCCTGAATCACTTAGTATTTCCCCTTGTGATTCGCTAGTTGGTCTTCCAACATCGGCAGAATTTTGTGTGTGAGAAGATTTAAGTGGTATCCATCTTTTATCCCATTGAAAAACATCTTTTTCCAAAACTAAAGCCCCCTCAATTCGAGAAGGGGTCATATCTAAAGCAGCCATAAATTTATCTTTTACAGGAGCACCATACTGACATGCATTTTGATATTTATTAATGACCTTATCTTTGTTGTATATGGTCATATCTAAAATATAAAAAAGAAATTTGAATAATGGTTTATTATATTTGTTGATTTTAATATATCTGTTAATCCATCTCTCAAACTGTCGGTATATTCCATATATAATACCTGAATCATTTTCCAACGAATATGTCATGGAAGTACCACTAGCAGAACCATTAAAGGCTTCTTTAGGAACTCCGGACGAATTATAAATATCATCAGTGGCATCGGCTACATTATTTCTACTATTCGCAGAATCTTTAAATGAAACAGCTTTACCTTCAGAACCAAGAGTGTGTATGAGTCCAATATCATCAGACATACTTTCTTTATTCATTTCGGCAAATATACCCAATGTATCAGGAGTTAATAATGGTTTATCAATAGTAGCTTCATCTATTGGAACTTTAATAATTATTGCTTTATAATTATCAGTTCTGGCAGACTGTAGTTTCAACTTTTTATAAGTGTCTAAATCAAAAATATCCCTCACAATTGCTATCAGCATTGGGAAAGGATAAATAAGATGGCTATTTAGTTTTAAACATATCTGCTTATCTGCCGGTGGAGAATACCATCTATCAATTTCTCCTTGTTGAAACTGTAAGTAAGCCTGTTGTATATATATAGGATAGGCATTGATATTTATCGGATTAATACCTGAAAGATTTATTTTAAAATTATAAACACCATCTTGTATTTGTGATATTTTACAAATACGATAATCTAACTGCTGAATAAAAAAGTCTGTAGTATTTTCCATTATTACACCGCAATAAACATCCATGTACGGTAGCGTTTTCATAATCCTTGCAAATTCATGCTTCAAAGACATTTTTTCCAACTGAGACGACAAACTATAATACGCCTTTTTTAGTTTATCAGGACTATAATCTTCTTTGACATCATAAATATCAAGACCCCAATTCAGTACAGCCATATTGCTAAAATATGTATTCACTTTATTGTAATGAGGTGAAATACGCATCAAATAATCACTTGTGTCTAATAAGATTCTATATCCAGTAGTTGGATGTTCCAATGCTGCGTTGATAGATTCTAAAGAATGATGTCCACAGTAAAACGTATCTATAGTATTATTCATACATAAATCATGCATCATAAGCCGCTGGAAGGACGACCAGTTTACCGGTTTATTGTTGTCTATAGAATCATTTAATGATTTTTCGTCTTCATTATATTGCCCCTTTGAATAGATAGTTTTTGTACAAAAATCCTTGCTTTTTTTATTTTTATATCTATTCTTATTTCGATTATAACTCAATGTCTGTATTTCACCTCCTTAATATAGTTTCGGCTTACGGTTCAATTTTGATAATGCTTGTGCATAAGATTGAGCGTTGAAATTATTTTTTCTGACATTAGATTGAAATTCAATAATGTAATATATTAGATATGCTAATGCTGAAAATCTATCTTTATCCATTTTTTTAACAACCTTTTCAATAGAAAGCCCGTTGGTATCTTTTAATTTTAAGTTCGCAATTTCATCAAATAGGTTATTAGTTTGAATAAATGGAAGCATTTTTTCTATTGGATTTTCTCTATCTTTTAAAGAAAATTCACTGTCTTGCTTCTTTATTAATAATCTTAATTTACCACCATCAACAACATCAATAAAATCAGTTATAATTTTACTTTGACAAGATTGTGCTTTTAGATCAAACAAACAGGATTCGGCATCACTAACCTCTGGTTCATTCGTAGTATTTATTGTATTCCAACATCCTAAATATTCTTTTGTAATTGGATCATAGCTTTCTTTAAGTAATTCATCAATCAACCCCGCACCAAGTCCATTACCATCAGCAACTACCATTTTGGCACAAAAGTCTCTTTTTATTTTTTTAACAATACTTGCTTGCGTAGAAAAATTTAAAACATTTGAGATGGTTGTTATATTTGGGACTTCTATAGATGTTATCCTGTTAGTATCTTTATGTCTTATTACTTGTCCTACTGCAGCAGATGATTGATTATTGTTGGTATTTTGAGATCTTGCAACGTCTACACCAATGTAAAATTCTTCATCGTAATGATTCATATTTATCATTGGAACGGTTAGTGAACGACAATTCATTAGTTTATTTATATCTACCAATGCTGAATCGGAACTACCGACCCATTTTGATTCATAATTTCGAGCAAAAGAAATAGGAGACATTTCTTTTTTCTTTTGTAATATCTGACTTTTATTAGATCCTCTACCATACCAGCATGGAAGCATCCAGTTAGAACCAAGTACTATTTCTCCTTTTAAATTAACCATATTTTTAACCATAGTAATACTTCTTTGGAACTCATCTGATCCTCTAAATCCAGATGTTGTAAAAAAATGTATTTGTTGATTTAATTCTTGTGGATCTGGTATGGCTAATTTACCAATTGTATATCTTGGAACTTCAACAATTGGCTTTAACGAATCTTGATATATTTCATTATTTAACAATGCGGATTCTTCTATTTTAATTCTTTTTCTTCTTTGTCCTTTTGAAGATTGAGCATTTGCTAAAATATCAATGCGAGCACCACTTTTAAATTTAACTTCTGCGTCATTTTTAGAAAACCTTGGTTTTTCAAGTAATTCATTTTGAATCAGAGGATAGTATTTTAATATTTCATTTGTTTTATCTTTTAATAACTCAGCTGCATTTTCTTTTGTTTGAGCAGTAAGTGCTAGTTCAATATCCGGGAAAAGCATAGCAACAACGAACATATCAAGTACTTCATCGAATGTTTTTCCATATCCACGGGTAAAAGTTCCATACATACTCATAAATCTTATATCTGAACGAAGAAATATACGCTGGTCTAAATGCAAATTAATACCACCGGTCTCTGGCTTTAATAAATCTAAAAACAAATCAGGATAAAACCGCGCCCATGAAATAAATTCGTAATAATTATATAAATTTTTACCAAAAATAGAATCGTCCTGTAGTTCAAGTATTCTCTCTTTATTCATTATCCTCACCATCCGGCACATCATAATCATCTGGTAATGTGATAAATTGCTTTACTTTTGGACGCATCTTTTCTAAATCTGGCTCATCAGTGAAAATTCCATAAGGATCCCCATATTGAGATAAGTATTCCTGTTTCTTCTTATCATAAAACTTGTAAACATCTTCGTAATTTATTTGTGGTAAGTTGTGTAAATCTCTTTCATAATTTATATAACACCATATAATAAAATCAGCCATGTCATTTGGAGCAAATTTAAAACGTGGGAGTATTTCTATAATATCAACAGCCTGCTCAACAGCTCTTGAAATTTCACTGATACTGGTAATTCCACCCTGTAAATCAGCTTTTGTTAATTGTTTTGGTGTTAATCTGGCTTTATCAGCCGCATTGATTGCTGCATCATACCATTTTTTAGCTTCCTCAACATTTCCCTTTGCTGTAGCTTCTTCTTCTTTTACTTTAAACCTTACATATGTAGCAAGAGATTCTTGGTGTAAATTTGTTTGGAGACTATAATTTATTTTTAATTTCTCATACTTATCATGCATTTTTTTATACATGTTTGTAGAATAACCTTCCCCAAACAGATTTTTAATTTCATCTGTTACCTCAAAATCGCCAATATTTAAAGTATGCTTATTATCTTCAACAGTATCCGCTTTATCAGATATATTCATATCAACATTAAATTCTTTTCTTCTTAGTTCTGGATTGTTAATAAATCCTTCTTTTACGCTATCTTCATATGATTTGGCAGTAGCTTGACGTAGAGTTTGAATATTTTTAAAATATAGCCCTATTATCTTTTCACCAAATGTTTTTATTTCTTCTTCTAAAACAAAACTGTGCTCTTTCTTAAATTGATTTATAGAAGATTGAAGAATATCTTTATAATATGGTTTGTTGACTTGCTGCAAAACATTCTTTAATTTTGTCTCATCAATTTCTCCATTGCTATTTAAACTATTCCTTTTAACACATTCTTTACACCAAGGAAGGAACCCGTCTTGATGCATTGGGTTTTTACTTATGTAAAAATTTCTTATTGATTGTTCCGCATTTTCTGACGGACAAGCGAGACATTTTTTTTTAGGCGTTTCTTTTTTTTGTTTTGTCGCCAAAATTAACTTCACAACCTTTCATTATTTATTTGAACTAAAAAACACCCTTCGAGATAGAAGAGTGGATTTAAATATATTGTTTTCTCACCCAATAAAAGAGTGCTTTGGTTGTATAATTACTCCACAAATAATTCATCACTTTCCGATTCCGAATCAATGCCACATACATAAATTTTGGTTGTCTCAGATGACTCATGTCCTAATAAGGCACGTACAGCCTCAATATTCTTACCATCTTCCACGACACTTACAGTCGCTTGTGCTTCGCGGAGACAATGTGGATGAAAACGACGACCAAGCATAGGTGTTAAAATTTTCACACTCCAACCATTAAAAGTGCTTTCTGATACTTGTCTGACCTGTTTTTTTGATTTTGTCACAAACATATAAGGACAATCATCGTCTCGTTCAGATACCCACTCTTTAAAAGCATTCATGGAATAATTAGAAAATTTTAATTGACGAATTTTTCCTGTTTTCCCTTTACCTTTACAACGTATTTTAGGAGTGAGATAATATTTAGCTTCTTTTTCAACGAAATTACCGTTTTCGTCTTTAGTTTTAATTGACTTAACTGTAAGAGGTGTCTCAATAATATTCTTCAGTATTTGTCTGGTTTCAGCTCTACGACATCCAGTCTCAAAAGTGAATTTTAAATAAGCAATTAATTGTTTCTTTTTTTTCACATTTGACTCTTCCAACTTTTGAACTAGCATATCCATTTCAGCCCTAGTGGGTGGATTTTTATCGTTTACAAATGACTTTTCTGGTTTCTTAATGCTTTTATTGATGAAATTATGGAACATAGGGTATTCTTCAGCGTAGTATGTAACAATATAATTATTGAAAGTACTTATAGCTGATCTCTTATTCCCAATATCAGAAGATGAGTGTCCTTTGTTTAATAGCCAATTTTGAAATCTTAAATACTCTCTTGGTTTAACATCAATTTGTTTTTTATCATTTAGGTTGTCTCTTACCCAAACCAACCATATTCTTAGGTTTGAACGATAAGCAATCAAAGACTTATCTGCCAGTTCAGTTGAGTTTGAAAGAAAATCTTCAAACATATCTCTATTAAATTTAGAACACAATGCGAAATCTTCATCGGTAATTGATTTTAATCTTTCCAATATTTTCACTTCCTTTCATTACAAAAAGAAGTGATATATTTTCACTTCTTATATGTCAAACTTATCTAGTTTTTCTAATATTCCCTCAACTGTAAACTCTTCGGCAATCCCAATACACGTTTCTTGACGTCTTTCAAGAGCAGTCTTTAAAATCTCTATCTCGTCCGCAGTTAAAGGTAGATTTTTTATCACTTGATCATACACATTTAATCGCTCCTTCTATTAATATTTCAGATGAGCTACCTGTAATCACTCATCTGTATGGGTGGATATATTAATTCACACGTATTCACCACCATATACCACGTATTTAGTACAGGAATTTACCAAAATAAAAACCACCCAATCGTGGCAGTCGTGATTGTATTTAAAATATTATTTTTTCATGTCCCGTATATCCTTTATCTGTAAGTTTCAGTATTTTAACTGCACCTTTACAATTCTTTAATAATGTATCTGAGTAAGGACAACTACCTTCAAATCCATCAGCAACAATTACTTCGTTGTTATTTTTAGCAGAAGCACTAACCGTAGATTCCTTTCCGGCATGTAAGTGTCCTAATATGGCATAATCATAAAATACTTTGTAAAAATCATTTAAATCTTTCAATACACTATCATTTGCATTTTTTAACCTATGTCCATGTTGTGCAATAATTTTAAACCCTTTGATTTCAAATGTGACTGGCATGTCCTCAAATTCTTTATGTACTATAATACGAGGATTCCCTTCCAACAAATCGTAAATATAATTTACTATAATTTTCTCAACATCTTCGGCAGAAAGTTCACTAGCTTTCGTTCCAAGAGGTCTATTTTGTGTATGGTTTGAACTCATAACAGAATAGTATTCTACTTCACAATAAGCGGATAGTTCTTTTAAGAATGTTGCAATAACTCTTGGATACTCTACGATGGCATTAACTACCGGAATCTGATTAATCATCAAATCAGTTAAATGAATAATCCCTTGAATATCATCGCCAAGTCCAAGAACTGTTAATTTTTTAATATGTCGTTCTTCTATTAATGCAATCAGTTCAGTAAGTAATTGACTAAATCTTTCTTTTACTATCTCAATAGAGTATTCATTGTGTATAGATTTAAATTTTGCCCCAAAATGAACGTCAGCAATGCAAACAATGTATTCGTCTTCAGAATATTTTTCCCAATTATATGCATGAATTTGAGGCATTGGCAAACTCTTTATAGCATCTTTGATATTTTCATACAACAATTCAAATCTACTAGCATGTCGCTCCTGTCTGTCTCGTTCCAATTTTGTTGCTTGAAGTTTATATCGTTCTTTACGAATTTTTTCTTCAACTTGCTCATTTTTTTTAATTAATTCTGTAAGTTGGAAATCCGCACTTCCTAACTCCTTTTTTGCGTCATCATATCCATCAAGATAGGGTTTAACATATTTTCTATGAGCGGACTCATCATAATTCACACCAAATACTTTATTACACAACGCACCAATCTGTTTATTTGTTAATCTATAACTAGATTGATTCCTATATAATCTTAATCTATATGCTTCATTTGTTTCTTCTGTGGTTTTAAAATATTCTGAAATAGGTCACACCACCCTTACTCATCATTTACTTCTATAGAACAATTATGTTCACATGAATCAATAGTGATATTAACTCCTAAATCTTTTTTTGCTTCTTCATGAAATTTAGCTAATATGTCATTAACTTTACATACCGCCACTTTATCACATGTCTCACATATATAATTTTTAATCATTAATTATCTCCTTTAAACTACTTCATTAATATCGCAATCAACACCGACAATATAATCAGCAACACCATATTTCTTTGCTTCTTCAGGGTAGAAGTACCACTCAACCCGATATTTTTCTTCATATAATTTATCGTCAATTTTTGTTCTTGATAAAATATAGCTCTTTGTATATACTTCAACCTGGTTCGTTTCAAAATCCATTCGGTCTTTTGCTTTTGCGGTAGAGTCCCAAGTTGCGGTATCTCCGTCATGCATCAAAAATGTAGCACTTGGCATTGAGTATCTTTTATGTCCGGCTAAAAATATAAGAAATCCCATAGAATAACAATATCCTTGGTTTACAGTAAAAACAGGAGTTTTACTATTTATAATAGCGTCAATTACAGCATATCCATCTGGTACAGAACCACCATTACTATTTATGTATAAGATAATAGGCTTACGATTGGATACTTCTATTCCTTTATCTTCGCGATTGTAACGCATAATATGATATACAATATCATCAACTATATTTGAATCAATATTGTAATTTATATATAGTCTTCGTCCTTCAAGATCTTCAATGTTATATTTATCTTCCAAACAATAATTGAACAATTCTTTAATTTCCATATAAGAAATCCTCGTTTTCTAAATATTTACAATCTGATAACTGTAGATTTGTTAACTACACATACCTTTGTACTTTTACACATATTTCTTAGTTCTTTTTCTAATTCTTCTTTTAATTCAATACGACTTTCTTTATCTCCATGCAATAAGTAAATTTTATCGGCTTGAATATTCTTATAGTAGTTAAGCAATTCATTGTGCTGCATGTGGGACGAGAAAGAAAATAACTCAACAATTTGGCATCTGTTTTTTACAACCTTATTATTAATTTTGATTGTTTTCTGTGATTTAGCATGTTTAATTCTCCACCCAAGAGTGTCAACTCCGCAATACCCGCAAAATAATATACAGTCATTTTCACATGGTATTACATTTTGCGCCCACTGAACGGATCTACCACTTTGTAACATACCACCAGATGATATAATTACTTTTGGACTTTTATCTTCTATACAAGCAGCACTTTCTTCATATTCAGTTATTAATCTTAAATTTTTCCAGTTCATCATATCATCGAATTTTTTCTTTTTGTCTCCCTGTAGAATAGAAGAGTAGTGTTTTAATAAACGAATAGCTAATGGGCTATCTACAATGATAGGAATATTAAAATCTTTATCTTTAAACATTTCATATAAAATCCAGATCATAATAGGAGTTTTATCCAAACTGAATGTTGGAATTAAAACCCTGTTGTTGCGCTCTATGCAAAATTGTTCTATTACGGATTTTATTTTTGAAAAATCTTTTTCTAAATCTTTTTTGGTATTACGTTTGCTTTTTAATCCATAAGTAGATTCACCAATTACGATATTTGACTTAGATATGGATTTAAAATTTTCTACGAAGATACGATTATCTTCAGTAATAGCATTGCCCAAATCACTAGTAATAAGAATTTTGCTAGTATGATTATTAATACTGATAAATAACTCAAGCTGCTGTGATAGCATGATATGACCGGCAGGAGTGTAGCGGAATGATAATTCGTCTGTAATTTTGAAAACCTCATCGGATTCAAATTCAACAATTTGATTTAATGCAACATTTATTTCTTCTTCGGTATAAAATGGTTTATAACACCTATTAAATTTCTTACTTAAATACTCACAATCTTTCTTCATTATCTTTACACTATCCATCCACATTTCTTGCAATATAAGTCTACTGCCCGTTGGGACTATAATCTTAGCATTACATTTACCATTAGAGAATACGGAGGGTATTAAACCAATGTGATCAAAATGATTATGGCAAACAAAAATATAATCAAGCTGTTGTGGCTTGATTTTCGATAACATTTCCTTATTCATGTTGTAGTTTGAAAGAATTGTATGTCCTTCTTGAATTCCGCCAAGTTCAACTGCTATTGTTGTATTATCCCAATTTATAATATTACAACTGCCGGTAACTTTTTGTGCGGAATATCCAATTGGAATTATTGAGATTTCACGTTTTCTTTTTTTAGTGATGGTATTCCAACCACCTTTCATATGTTATTTTGAAATTATAATGCTTTTTCTATGCTCGTAAAGAGTCTTTTTTGCTTTCTCCGATTCTGTCATGTAATAGGTCTTGTTTTTTGTATATGTAGGGTGTAGTTCATCATGAACTTTAAAACCTTTTGACAGAAGATGATTGTACTCATTTTTTGTAATTTTTAACAAGTGATATTTAACCCTCTTTCATTTAATAATATTTTTTTAAATGCTTCTGCTGGCTGGCAGCTATGTGTTCTTTCTGCTGAACACCTAATATGTCCATAGGAATATTAAGTCCCCTATGTGGACTACATCTGTGTCTCAGATGCCAAGCCCGATATTCTGACGAATATCTAATTTTTGACTACGTTCTTTTTCGTTATTCACTCTCAGGTACGGGTGCAGACTTCCCGAATTAATCCCCGCTTTCGCCTTTTCTTGCATACCTGATATCACAAGCGTCATGGGAAAATGATTCACCACAAATCATTAAAAGCTCCATGTGTGATTTGAACACACAACTTCCTGTTTACAAAGCAGGTACTCTTATCCAGTTGAGTTAATGGAGCAAATTCACTCCAAGAGTGAACCCCCCGTGTCCGACGACATTACATGTCGCTTAAACGCTAATTCGGATACACGAGTATACAGCCTATCTGCATATTACGAAAAATCCTGTGACCGGCGAATAGAAAAGGAGAGGAGTTCACCAGCCACAGGATTAGAGAATGTCTTGAATTATGTATTATTACTTTTTAAATTTTTATTTAATTTACGATTATAATTCCTGGTCAATTTCGCCTTGCCCCAAATTTTTTCCGGAACAATAGTTTTTTCTTTGGTATCAGGATGAATTACCTCTTTTTCTGGAACATACCCACATTCCAAGCTTAATCCTTCAAATAATTTTATATTTGTTTTTTCAGTGAGAGTAGTAGAAGATAAATGGTCAAATATGATATTTTCCATCGCATTATATAAATTACGAACTGTTGCCACTTTCTTACCTTCTCTCCTTGCTATCTGTTTAATGATCATTTCTTTCGTAATGGTCAAAATAAGCATTCCTCCCAACTGTACTAAATTTAGTAATTATTACTGGTGACAATTCTGTTCTTTTTGTGCTATATAATAACATTTAATTTTTCTCCTTTATATGCTATATGTTGAACAGTCCACTATGTCCTCCATAGTAGACGCTAAATGAAAATTAAAGTTAACGCCCACATTACATGGGCATATTTCCTATTTTTGAGATCTTAGATATTTTTTATACGCCCACATTTCATGGGCGTTTGTGGATATGGAGGCTGGTTCTAGTTTTTACTTTTTCTCCAATACTCTCTCTTTTTGCGTTTATTTTCTTCATACTGACACGATTCACACCTGCGAGCTTTAGTGTTTAAAACATCTACTTCAATCCAATCTCCACAATCAACACACTTAATAATTCTTGTATCCCTTGGTCTGATATTCTTATTAAGATTTTCAACAATATATTTTCCGTAACAGAACCATAAGGATTCCTTGAACTTACTTTTCTTTTTATCATACAAATATTTAACCAACATATCGCATACTTCTGATTCAGAATATCCAAAATAAGACAACTGCTCACGTATATCTTTTGCTATATAATTTATATTATTTTTCATATCATCTTGCATATTTACTTTAAAGTGATATTTCTGGTTTAACTCGTCGTATTTATCAATAACAGTCATATTAATTTGAATTTCAGGATGTTTCATAAGTAATCTGTAGTCAATTTTACCTATATTTGCTTTTCTGAAATTAAGTCTTATATTTGGTATGATATCATCAAGCTTATTCACTAAACTACTATTCATGGCCACAACCTGATCTTTCGTTTTATCTTTTGCATAAGTAAAGAACGCTGGAACTTTTAAGTTGGAGATTTTTTTGATTAAATCATTTTTATCTTTTGGTCTGATTGGTTTGTACAGTGTTTTGGCATAGTCAATACAGAAATTATTCTCCATACATAATATCTTTACAATATTAATTGCTTCCTGTTTTTCTTTATCAGAGCCATTTATAAAAACATCACTATTCCATATTTTTGAAATGTCATTACTATAAGCTCCAATATTACCACCTACAAATGCTGCATTTAATCCGTTATAAATATTTTCATTATTCAGTTTCTGAGGTTCCGCTTTTCTCATATTATAATAAAGTGGAACAATACCGTTCATATTACGCTCTGCGATGTGAATAAAATTCTGATCTCCTGTAACCAACGATTTATCACCGTCAAAATCACATTGGAGAACCTTACTAATTAAATCATGTGAGCTTATATAAACGCCACTTGTTACAAACCATTTTCGTATTTTTTCATTTCTATCCTCGAATGCCTTATTTGCAACATTATATCTAATGGCATGTTCCTTGTATAAATGTGGACTTCTCAAACAATCTAACTTCTCCTCATGTTTGAATAACCAGCAGAAAACTTCACCATCAGAGAGTAATCCATTTGGTTGCTTAATCTGACCAAACCAATATTCACACGCCGCATAATAATCTGGGAGTATAAAAGTATATCTACCATTTATTTCTAGTTTCCCAGATTTATATTCCTTTGTTAGACTATCCTTTATATCCCTTATGACTATTTTTAAATACTCATCATTCAGGAGGTTAGGATATATTTTGATTGCCTGCTGTAAATAAGTCATCTTTGTATTATATGGAGTTACACCAAAAGCCGACATCATGTTCTCTTTGGATGAACAAAGATTGTTAAGTTTATCAACGGACTCGCTTGCAATCATTTTAATTTCATCATCTGAAATATTAGTGAGCGTTTGTAACATCTGATAATTAATTTTCGCTTTCTTGATGCGGTTTTCTTCAATATTACACAGACCTGCAGTGCACTTGTGATCTTTGTAACAATTTATATAGTCATCCCAAGATTCATAATATTTCCACATTTTAAATTGGCTTTTAGTGAAAATTATCTGAATATTTTCAGCGACAACATCATGTTCTTGTCCGTAAATATCTTTAATCACTGGGGAGTAATTATTTTCATCTATCATTTTAATGAAGTCAAATACTCCCAATAGACCCTTTATCCATGGCGCACGGAACATTGCATTTTTATTTAGCAGAGATGGTAATGCCATTCCTGCTCCATCCGTATGTGATATAGGAACATAATCTGACTTCCTGATAATCGAATAATCTTTATCATCAATGAAATCATAAGTTCCAAACACATCCGTTTCAAAATCATCAATTACAATACACTTATCAATATTAAATTTCTTCCATTCATCTGTTGCGGAATTAGAGAGGGCTAAATATGCCAAATGCTTATTTACATTATTCCCGCCTTTTTCGTTTATTTTATCTATCGTAAGTCCGCACATAATAGTTTCTTCATATTCGTTCCAAACAGATTCTTTAATGAATACTGCCTTTTTCTTGCGGATCTGCCCCGCAGAAGAAGTGTAATATTTATATTTTTCCCCATTATATGTAAATCCAAAATGAAAAATATCTTTGAAAACATCAAAATAATAAATTTGCACTACCATCAAATCATCTGTAAGTTCATCTTGCTTCAAACCAATCATACGGGTAAGTGATGATTCAAATAAAGAAATTATATTACTCTCTTTAAGATTCTCCGATTTTATTTCCCTTACATTTTTTTTACCTTTTGATATTATATTTTGTCCTACTTTATTGGCGAGAACCTTTAATAATTTTTTCTTTGATTGCCTAGCTTTATATCCTTTGTGTCTCATTAAATGATTCCAATAAAGATATTCTCTTAATACTTCCCCAGTATCAGAAATATAATTTTCCATTTCATTTATTTCGCCAGATTTAAATTTATCTAAATCTATCTGCTTGTAGCCCAGTAAATATAACAGATCTTCAAATTCTATAAATTTATTTTTAATATAATTTCTTTCCTGTCGGTACTTCCTGTTCTGATTGTGTAAATAGGATTCGTAGTTACTATAAAAGTGACCGGTGTCAACACTGTATAAGTTAATCTGTTTATCTAAAGCCAATGTATAACCACCACTTTTATTTTATATAATTTACTTATATCTTTCTCCTCCATTTCATATTAAATTTTCATAGCACATATTTGTTTGAATTTAAACGATTCACTAGTCTCTATCTTTCTCAATAATCAATAAGCCGCCAAACCTATTGTTATTTCTATTAATTAATACATAAATTTTACATCAATGTTCTTTACCCTATACTTATATCATCTTTACCGTTAGAATTTTCTGTGTACAGTAGCGTATGTATGTAGATTCAACATATAGGTATTCCACACATTATTTAGTACGTGAATTTCTTAAACGTTCCCCAACTGCCTGTTTTTGTTCATCAGTCATATTCTTCTTTACAGCCTTACCTCTAAATGAAATCAAAGATTTAGGATTACAGCGATAGGTGGTAAACACTTCGTCTTTTGCGATAATTTCCCAACGGCCCGGATTTTCAGCCACTAATTTATTTAACCTTGTCTTCTGTGTGCTGTCCGATGTGCAAATCGTAGCGTAATTATTTACTCTTGAATATTGTACCGTTGTTTCCTGTTCTTCAAATAAGCAATATGCTGTTCCATTCTTTCCCATTATTTTTCCTCCAATATTTATGATTTTTTTAATATGTTGACTTTTCTCTGGTTCTAAGCAACTGTGACTGTATATGTAAAGAATCCTTGTCCCAATGATCAGCGGGATAGAAATCTTGTTCTGTGAGTACCGGGTGTGGCTTACGGTGAAACTCCTCGCGGGTTGGTATAGGTCTTGGCTTGTAGTTTGAATTAGTTTTAGTTGAGTTGTTAATTCTCATTGCTTTTGTCATTGATTATTATTTTCTCCTTTTTTATTTTATTATGAATTTATTATTCAAAATCACAGGGTTTATAGTTCTTGAAAAATTTATCAGCTATTACACTTCCGTTTTTCATCACAATGCCTCGCGGTAAGGATTGACGAAAATAAGAAATTTCTAATATGCAATCGTCATGGTAGCTTTCTAAAAACCACTTCATAACACATAATATTTGTTTCATTGCTACCAAACCGTAATGCTTCTGTAATATTCGAGACTTAAAAATGGTTCCTATTTTAATAATATCAGGATTATACAGGTCATCAAATTCCTTATAAAATTCTTTCAAAAATTTTTCATCTTTCTTTTTCAACTCAGTTCCTCCTCTGATAGATATTTGTTAAAAATATCCGTATCTCTTATTTTTTCAATGTGGCTATCTTGTCCGTCTTTTTCATATAGGGATTGATATTTCTTATTTTCGGACTTTACGTAGTGATAAATCTGAAGTATTTCTTCATGTGAATATTCGCGCCCATTGACTAACCCGTTATATTTTTGAGCCTTACTGCGGTTATTATTGCTTTTCTCTTTTTTACCAGTTACATAATTATAAGATCCCTTATATTTTTTGACGTTTGTTGCAAATTCATCAATATATAATTTATCCTCTGATCGCCCATACACATTCGCCAAAGATTTAAGGTTGTTTTCTTTTTGATCTAAAATGAAATCATTTGAACGATTTATATATAAAAGACCATTCTGCTCCAATAATTTGTTATATTCAATAATACTCCTTTGGGATATTCCTGATTTATTCGAAATAAATGACATAGGCAAATTCCCAACCACCCGATTTTTCGAATCAACCACATTTAAATATACGGTTATGTTACCGTGCAGGGTTCCGATAAGGAAAATAAAATATTTCAATATCAAAAACTTATTTCTTGAATTGATGTTTAATATTTTTTTTATCTCATCATGATTGATGATGGTAAACTTGTCCTGTTCAGTATCTACCGTTATTTTTCCAAGGTTTAAAATATAACGCTTATCAGAACGGTATATGGCATTAACAATATCCTGATCAATTAATTCTTCTAATCCATGCTTAATGGATTTTACAAATTTTCTTGATGGTGAACTACTGCCTGAGAGATAAAATGCCATCTGGTCAATATTTACATGATACTCGCTTAAATCTTTTTTCATTATGATTCTTAATCCACAATAGGCAGCTACCCCATAAGGAGTTATTTCTGACGAAGATGTTACTTCCTCAGATAAGTACAATTGCATATTTTAATAGTTCCTTTCATAAAAATATTTTTCCCATGGTGCATGAAAGTGCAAATTCTTGTACTCTCTATCTAAGACGTTTTGACACGAGAGTACAGAAATCGAACATTTCGCGCACACAATTCAATAGTTACCTTATTATTCAATATATATGTATCTAATTCTACACTCCTTTCGGAGTGCCCTCACATTGTTACGCTTACATTTGAGTTTTCATCCATGAGAATTTTATTTTCCAAATTTAATTTCCTCCTCTCAATCAGCTCGTCAATAATAGTTCTCTTATGTATTGGCTTCTCTTCCTGGATACCTAACCCTTCCAATTTTGAGTCCAGTGTAAATGTGAACATATCCCTTACTTCTTTGTAATGCTCTATAGCAGTCAGAGGATATGGCTTGTCCACTTGAAACTCACATTCGTACATGCTTACATAATCTGCGACTTCTATGTCATAGGTATCCTCGGTTTCCCGGATCATCATATGGATGATATTTGGTAGAGTAAGCTGCTCACTGCTATTGGCGTTTATGTATTTCAATATGGAATTCAACTTATCAAACGTTTTGGAAGTCCATCTGGAATATCGTTTCTTTGGCAGCTTGGGTTGGCTTTGCTGTTCTTCAATTTTAGATAGTCTGTCTGATATTGAGGTCATTGCTTCTGTCACTGGTTTTAGTGTGGATGAGAATGCTTCTGCAACTTTATTAAAATCTATTGATTGCTGATTAGGTTCCTCATTCCTATACTTCTCCACAATATCCCACACCCAGTCCATGAACTTGTTGGCGTTAGGTTTATTACTCCACCGGCAGATTTCCATGATGCCTTTTTCGGAATAAAGATGTGTCCTATACAACTTCCCGTCAGTACCTTCCAGTTTGGTAGTTACTGATAACGAATCGAGTCTGTCCTTATGACGAATATGAATTTTTGTTATTGCTGTAGACGGATCAGCATAGCCAAGTGCTGTCCCAACTTGTTCTCTGGTTAATAAGATATCATCATTCATGTTGCGGTAGAAATTACATTCAATTTCTCCAAAATTTTCTGTGGTTACTAATTTTAAATTACTAATAATAAATCATCCTTTCTTTCTGAAATTTGGTTAATAGGTTACGATGATGTGATTATAAGGTTATGGATGGGATATGCAGTAGACGCATTTTTAATGGGTCTAAGGTAATATACACTTTTTGTCTTTGGAAGTTACCCTTGTAATTCTAAAAACTTTATAAACTTTTATTTTGTTATTTTTTATATTGCTTACGGAGCTAATGCCAATACTGAATTTTTCTATAGTTAGAATAGTAAATTTCAGATTTAATTATCTCAGACGATACTTTTATCATCTGTAGTATGGTAGGTGACTGTTTTAAGGAGTACAGCTTGTACAGAATCAACATATGGGTATCTGGTGAGTTATTTGGTTGGTGGTTCTAATGGAGAGTAGTTTTATTTTCCATATACAAGTCAGTTTGTCCAGGTTCCTCGATGAGGATAGGGTGATGCTTTTTTTGCATCTATAGTAATATACACTTTTCAGATTCGAAAGTTACCCCTGTTTTGAAAAAAATTAAATTATTTTTTGGTTACTTCGGTGAGAGGGTATTTTATAGAAGAAGTTTTGCTTTAGGAATGGGAGAGAAGTATTGATTTTACTGGCTTTATGAGAGTTTTGACTAGATTTATGGATGAGAAGGTTTCTTATATAATAGAAATAATTTCGTGAGTATATGGCGAAAACGGTGTTCGTTCGGCTGAAGGTGCTTAAATACTGCATTTGTTGGGATTTAGGATGGAATAATTGGATGATTGGAGAAAAAATAGGTGGTTGAAATGTGAGAAAATCCAGTGTTTATGCATGTTTGCTCGAAGCGAGTACCGAAGTATTTTGGGTGATTTTAGGGGTTTCGGAGTTGAATTTGGGATGTGAGGAGTGAGTGGAACACATACACTGTTTTTGGCAAAAATGGACATGCTCTAAAATGTAAATATACCCCCTCAAGGCGCATAAACAGGGGCTTTCTGGGTATCCTGGAGGTTGTTTCAATGGCAAATCAGGGCATGAAAAATGAGATAGAAAATGATAAATTATAGTGTAATAGTATAGTAGTATATCATAATTATATTACTACGATAGACGTAGTAAAAGTTCGAATCTGTCAAGTAAAATTACTTGACAAAAATAATAATAACAATAATCATTACTATTAACACAAAACAATATAAAACTAAATAAATAATCAAATAATAGTAATCATTACTAATATCATGCCAAATCAACTCCATCTAACAATCATGTCAAGTACTTTTACTTGACACTATCATATATTACTACGACAGTCATAGTAAAGTATACTTTACATTAAACTGCATCTAAACACGACATAATTATGACATGTTTAAAATACAATCCTACATCTTCCATATTTCTATTGATCAATCCATCACATCCACCTAAACACTTATGATAAGTATACTTGACAATACCTAACATAAATATACACAAATCTGCTATTTTATCAATCCACTTAATCCCATTTCAACCCCATATATCCCTCTTCATTCTATCTTATTCGTTACTATTGTGCAATATTACAACAACCCAACACGCACTCACACAATCCATCCTATACAATATAACCAATTATTACGCTTATTACACGTCATATTTTATGCACTATCCATTTTCTGACATTGCCAACTAACACGCATAGTATTATACTGCATATACAGACACAACATAGTGTTGCATAATTGTTACGCTAACATATTTCCTGCATTATATTATAGTTACATTTGCTATTGACAAACAAGTGTTTGCAGTATATTATACTAAGCACAGATATAACACAAACAAGTGTTCTGTTTTATAGGCTGACTAAAAATGTATTGATATATGCACACACTTAAACAACGTCTTAAAACGTCCATATAGACACTTAAAATGATCAACCCTAATGTGCACTAGCATAAAGTATATAAAATCAATTCTAGACGCTATACACGGCGTTACAATGGCTATTGGTATATTAGCAGCAAAAACAAAACGCCATATGAATTAAATATGGCGTTGAGATATAGTATAAATTATAGGGTTATAGGTATTGTAATAGTTACTTACTTGTCTGCATCCGTATTGTTAGTATCCTTAATTACATCGTAGTTACTATTATCGTCGTTATAATAAGCTTGTAGGCGGTTTAAACGCTCCATGAGTGTATTATTATCCGCAGGTTGTACATCTATATTAAACGTGCAATCTATAGCATCTAAAAGTTTTTGTAAGTCCGCAAGTGTTATGCTTTGATCTCCATTTAGCAGCCTATACATTTGTTGTCTACTAACACCAACATGTTGCGCAATATAACTTACGCTTATACCCTTTTGTTTAATTATTGTATTTATTACAGCACCAAATTGCTTATTATTATCATATTTTATTAACATTTTAACCTCCTATATATACTAACGATTATTACTTATATAACAGTATACATTAGTGTAATAAAAAAGTAAAATAAAATTAATTTTACAAATCGTAAATATACACTTGACATATTGTAAAGATTCTGATATTATAAATACAAGCTTAAATATAAGCTTAAAAACAACTAAATAAGCAAGCAAGAAGTTGGTCAGCTAAGATAGCAGCGAGGAAAAGGATAACAACCTGACAGCGAGAGTAACAGAAAATAAGTTCTGTGAAGCTGTGTAGACCTGTCGGAAATGATACAGCCGCCAACGAATAGCACGAAAAAGTGACAAACATACGGCAATACTTGTTAACTGACAGAAATTAGTAAGTAGTTAATACTATAACAAGCAACCGGAGCGGTGTGTAAAGTAAAACGTGCGAAGCGAGATATCACAGCACTTATTTAGTTGTTTTAGTGGTATTGCGGTAACTGCGTAAAACGAACCTTATTACAGGTCGCAGCGTTGCCACGTAATAATTGTAACCAGACAAAAAAGTACCTGTCAGACGGCAATCTAACAGGCACAGGGAATATAGGCTAGCTATACTCACACAAATATACATCGTAAGTATAGCAGAAACGTCTAGATCTGTCAATCTCTGGCAGTAATTCCCAACACTTTACTAGGATTTTTGAATATTGAACCTTGAAAAGTGAATAAAAGTGTATTAGATTTTTCTTATATCATATGGTATAATCATTCTTAAATGGAGGTGATTTTTTTGAAACTAACAATCCAACAAAAGATTGATATAGCCTGTAAATATGCCGGAATAAGCCAAACGGAATTAGCAAAGCGGTTAGGAACAACGCAAGGAGCATTTTGGCAACGACTAAAAACTGGTAAATTTTCGGACTCTGATTTTGAAAACATAGCAAAAGCATTAGGGGCAGAATATCACTCTGGATTTAGGTTCCCAAATGGCTATGATATAGAGGACTAGAAAAAACTTTTAAATTAATAGAAAAACCTATTGATAATTAGAAAAACCTATGATATCATTGTATTATCAACAAAAGGAAATAGAGAAAAGGCAGCACACAAGCCTGAACAACTTTAGCAGCTACCTTTTCCAGCAACACTTGATAATACAAGCGATACATTAAATCTAACACATTTTTATTCGCTTTTCAAGTGTATTCACACAAAAATTTCCTAAATTATGCAACTTAATAATTTGTAAAAAAGTGGAGTGCTTTCTTACATAGCAACCGAAAAACCGTAACATTCGTTTTTCGCAAGGAGGTTTTCATAAAAAATAAAAAATAAAACGAGAATCGAGCGTAACCGCAAAATGGGTAGGGAAACACCATTAAATTGTTTCCGCTGTCAACTGGACAGTCTGACTACATCCCAGATAGATGGGCGAACCATCCGAGACGTAGTAGGGATACCACCCTAAACCAGAACATATACATATAGAGACGCAACAACGTCAAGAGCTTATGCATTTGCTGAATCTGGAAATGTGATCCGTGGAGAGGTATATCCATAGCGGAAACGAGAGTCTAGTTACTATTATATAGGACAACTCAACAATCGTGATAATTAACCTGTCAGAGTAGGGAGTCAGGCGAAAACTGATTTTTGAAACTGTATAACATATAGTTGTAGAAAACCGTGGTAATTAAATCCGCTACACAAAAAAGCGGTATACAAATACATAGACAAGATTTAATCAAAATGCTATAATCAAACTACATTGTAGGGAGGTGATAGCTTGACCGATAGAGAAATGTTAGAATTGATTCTAACAAAAGTAACAACGCTGGATTCTGATATGCAGAATGTCAAAACGGACATTCAGGACATGAAAACAGATATCAAGGAAACAAAATCCGACATTATAGAAATGAAGTCAGATATCAAGGAAATGAAAGAAATGGATAAAGATATTCTGAATGAGGTTGAAAGAGTCCATGAAATATTTGAAAAGAAATATAATGAACTAAACAGAAAAATATCATAAATGTAACTTTTTAAGAGTAACCTATAAAACGGTTGCTCTTTTTATTATTTACCATGCAAACAATTATAGAAGCAACAAACAATAATCACTTTTCTAAGAATCCTAACCACCGCTCAAACGGGACATACGGCAAACTTAGAAATGGTTTAGATGTTAATTGAAAAATGCTAATGATTGCTTGTATGAATAAGTGATAAAAGAAAAATCAAAGCAGGAGGGTTAAAAACATGGCAATCAAAACAGTATCTTTTTACCACATTGAAGAAATACAAAAGACACTTGACAGGCTTGTTAAAAAGTCAGAAAAACACGGCATCGAATTTAGCTATACAGTATCAGGTAATCCGTATTATAAAACTGTATATGTGTACAATACAGACGGTCATACAGTTGATAATAAGCCGACAGCAGAATATAAAGTTGAAGTAATCGACATTGAATTAACGGATACTATCATATGTGCTAATGGATGGACAGTAGCAGCCCATATCGAGCATTTAGAAGGTGGAAATATCATAACTCCTATTGGTCACTCAGGAGAAATTCCGAAAGAATGGTATAATATATCTGGTAACTGTGATCACTGTAATAGTAATCGACACAGAACGAAAACATACATTGTAGAACGCAATGGTGAATACAAACAAGTCGGTTCCGGCTGCCTAAAAGAATATACTGGGATTTATCCGGAATTAGCCATCAAATGGGCACAAATACATGATATGGTTATTGAAAATGTTATAGGTGATGAAAGCCTATACGATATGTTTGGAGGTAATCTTCCTAAAGCATATGACGTTATTAAAGTCGTAGCACTTGCAATTGATAGCATAAAAGAATTTGGCTACTGCAAAGCTGATGCTATACCTTCTACCAAAACTAGAATTTTAAAAATGTTTGATACAGAGGAACCAACTTCTGAAGCATTAAATAAGGCTAATATCTTTTGCGAATATGTGAAAAACTACAAAGGAACGGAAGATATTATTCTTAATGTAAAAGCAATTGTTCTATCTGGATACTGTAAATACAAGCATTTTGGACGCCTTGCGTATCTTCCGGTTGCCGTAGAACGAGAACTAGAACGTATCAAACAAGCCGAAGAGAGAGCGATTGAAGCAGCGAAAAGCAACTATATAGGAGAAATTGGCGAACGCTTAAAAATTTCATTAGCAAATGCAAAGTTGATAAGCAGCTATGAAAATCAATACGGATACACATACATTTACAGATTTGTTGATACCGAAGGGAATATATTAACATGGTTTGCAAGCAAATCTATAGAAACGGATACAATAAAAACAGTTACCGGGACAATCAAAAACCACAAAGAGTATAACAGTGAAAAGCAAACAATTTTGACACGTTGTAAAGTAGCATAATAAACAAAGGAGTAAATTTACTTTGAAAAAATATTACTATTGTGACGGCGAATCAGAAAAAAGAAATTTTTCAGACCGTGACATGTTTCGTTCCTATCTTATCAATGTAGACAAGAAAGAATATCCGACTTTTGCGGGCTGGAAGTGGGACATGTTAAGAAGTGGAGTATTTAAAAATCAATCAATCAAAAGCTACTGACTCAATAAGTTGGTAGCTTTTAAAATTCAGAAAAAATGGAGGAAAATATTATGAAAAAAATAGCTTTATTAGATTTATTAACAAAAGAAAAGGAGATTTGTTATAATATAGACTTTCTAAATGATAAAATTTATGAGCAGGAACAAATGATTTTATTAGAATATTCTTTCTTAAGTAATACCGTTATAAGAGATAAAGAAAAATTGAAAACAGAAAATGAAAACCTTTTAAGAATTAGAAATGGAATAAAGGAATATATCCATGAATATTTAGGAGGGGTATGAAATGACAATTCAGACGGTGAAACATGGTCGGCTTTTAAAATTCAGAAATGGAGGAAAGTATTATGCATAAATATATATTTGTCAATGGGAAAGAATTATCAGTATTTCCCCAAACTTATACTGTACACCACGAAAACTATCACGCAATATCTTATAAGGGGTATCCGATTATAGAAATCGAAAACGAAAAAATTGCGGATGCTATTAGAGAAATCGAAGTAACTGGAAAATATAACGGCTTTTCTTTTGTGGATGCCATACAAGAAGTTGATAAAAAAGAGGATGTAAGACTACAGAAAATATGCGAAAAATGGGATAAAATCCATGAAGAAATCAAGAAAAAAGAAGCTGAAAAAGAGAAAAGAAAGAAGAAAATAGTAGAATATGTGGATACAATTCTATCTAAAAAGTATCCATTCTGTCGCTTAGTTTACAATATGTTGGATGAAAATATTGAAAAATATGGAACGTTTACAATTCATTATTCTGGCAGGTGGATCAATATACCGGTATCAGAAGCGTTATAAGAAAGAGGGGGAATATTATGTGTACTATTGATTGGATTTTAAGCAGAGAAGAAAGTTTTCGTTATCAAATGCTTAGTAGGTTAAAATTAGATTGTGATTATTATTTAGGGTATGGGAACAGAAACCATAAAAACCTTTGGTCGGGCGATGAAAGAGAACAAATAGAAATCATGAAAGCTATCTGGGATAGCTTTTCGTTAGAAGAAAAACCGGAATGGTTAACATTGGAGAAAATTGAAAAATATGAAAATGAGATGCTTTAAAATATCCAATTTATTTTAGGAGGTATTAGGAGATGAAAAGAATCAAAAGTTTAACAAATCATGTCGTGTGTGAATTATCAAATAGAGAAATGAAAGACAGGAATATATCAAGATATGTATTAATCACGAGGGAAGAAATGGAATATCAAAGTAATATGAGAGAAATTGAATTTGAAGCTGATAGCATACAAGAGTTAATTGACTTTGTAAATAGTAAGGAGGAAGGGGCAGTCATGACAAAATCAGAGTATGTAAAATGTGAAAAACTTATGATTAATGCTATTTGTTTAGGAAAACAGGTTAATGATGAATTTAAAAAGGCTGATGCATACCTTAAAGTTGCAGAACTACATAAATGGGAAATTGAACAAAGAAAAGCTGATCAACACTATGGTCAAGTTATTGGAGTGAATCAAGTGCTTGTTTCGTTAGGTTTTAAGCATGAAAAAATGAAAGAACTTAGTAGACTATTATAAAATGAATCTTTGAAGGAGGAAAAAGTATGTTACTCAGAAAACGTATGGTAGACAGATTATGTACTATAACAAGAATTCCTGAAGTTGAAATTTTGGAATATTTAGATAATAATCCGATTGTTGAAGTAGACATAAAAGAGCTGTTAAGAGATGGTAAACCATTTGAAGATATATTAACAGATATAGCACATTGTATAATGGATTAACTAAGATATTAGTCTCCGGCGGTATTCAGGAGAAAGAGAGGAATATGAAATGAGACTTAGAGAGAAAAATATAGCAGAAAAATTCAATATTTTAGATAAAGTTCAGAAGTTAGAATTTGACCTTTTGAACATTGAAGGTGTGACAGAGGTGGAGTTTGATCTTTGTGGATTTTACGACAATATGAATCAAGTGATATTCCTTACTAAATATGATATTACTGTAAATATAAAAGATTACTTCCAGAAGAGAGAACAATTAATAAACAAAGTTATTGATGTTTCAAAAGCCAATGGACTAGAACGGACAGAGGATAGAATTGAAGACTATGGAGAACATTTCTATTTTGTTATGAAACATGATAAAAATTGGTTAACTCAATAAAAACTAAATTTGAAAGGGAGAAAAGTCATGAAAAGAACATTTAAAGCGGCAATATTGCTTATATTAGCATTATTAATCTTACTAACACCTATCGCATCACAAGCCAAAATACCCGCAACACGTACGTTTACAGGCACATATTATGATTATATGTGTATTATTACTAAGTCTGGTAAAGAAATACTTTTACCGGATAGGCAGGCAGCAAGCAATAAATACATGAGATGGAGTAAGAATAAGGAATGTTATATTCCTATATTCAGAGATGGACAAAAGGTTAAAGTAACGCTTAAAGTCGGAATACATGGAAAATATAGAGTTTTGAAAGTGGTTAAGATTAAAAATAGAAAATATTGAAATCTCTATAAAATGTGATATAATCAAAGAAAATGGGAGTGGATGGACATGAATTTATATGAAATAAGAATGCGGCATTATGCCCCAAAAGACAGTAAAGAAGGAATCATCTGCTATTTATTAACAGAATCGAATGAAAAGGTCTATGAATGGATAAAGTCAGAGCCTAAAATTGAAGGATGTGAGTTATATAATTCATGGATGTATGATGATGATCCCAACGAAGAGGGATTCAAAGAGAGAATCATTAAGTGTAATGGTGATATGTATGACGATGAATCGGAAGTATATGACTTATATTATGGAGCAACCCAATATGGGTGGAGATTGATAAAAGAAAATATTTCAGAAGAAACAGTTTTGATAATTAAAGCGTGCGGAATAAAGGTATTTACATGTTAGAAGTAAGGTAATTGAAAATTATTTATACATAGAATTGTGATTTGAATGACAATAATAATGGAGGTAAACAAAATGAATATAGAAGAAGCATGGGAGAACATGACACAACTTGTAGGGGTAGGGATATATGATAGTTACAGGCAATCCATAGATCCCGATCAGTCCGTGGACGATAACGGGACTGCTTGTTATAATGGATATATCATAACGGTAAATAATATAGACTATCATTATACAGCGGCAGAAATGGAAGCATTTGCGGAGACATGGTGACAGATGAGGGATAGGACTAAGACAATGAATCAGTGAAATAATGTGGGAATTGAAAGCAGTATATCAGGATTTATGCACTAAAAAATAAGACTGCTTATAAACAGCCTTATTTTTTAGGTTAGTACCTAAGCATATGCATATATCATTGTTTCAATCCACGGCGGTCAGAATTGGTAACCGCTCCAAACATAATACCATCCTACTATGTTTGACATTTTCATTATAATAGGTCAAGATAGTGCTGTCAAGTGGAATCTTATCAAATTTATTATGATAATTATGCTTTTATAAGGGGGAAAAAACGATGTTAAAAAAATTACGCATCAACAATGAATGGGTATATCATTCGTCAAAATGGTGTAAAGGTATTAAGAATATAAGCGATATTTTGTATATTACCCATGATGCTATTAGAGATGACACATCTCAAATAACGGTAAACTACAATAAGGGAAATCCAATAATATACAGACGTTCAAATTGGGAAAAGACATGGGTGGAATGTAACCGCTCTAGAATAGTAGAAGAAATATTAAATCGCTTCAAAAGGTGGGAATCCTTAATAATATCAAAAGAAGAATGCTATTTTTTTGAAAATAGCGTCGATTTGCTATGTGAATTATTTCCTGATGCAGAAATAGCGCACAAAGATGAATTTAATTTACATCTTGGCTGTGAAATAAAGGTAGAAAGAGATAGGATGTACAGAAATTGCTCACAAATAAAAATCATACCTATGGAGCATAACAAATATGGAAATTTGTATCCCGGTCATACAAATTTTCTATTTGCAAGAACAGAAATAAATATTACCTAAAGCGTAATTACCCCCTACGGAGTACCTGAGATGATGGATACACCGCCCATCCAAAATAATTACGCTTTTATTATGCTTAAAAACAATATTATACATGTTTTTATGTGTTATTACTTCCATTATATAGTAATAAGTGGTATAATTTGACTTATTAAAATATTTGGAGGTATGAGGGTATGGGAAGAAAAATTATTTTAATGATTCTTTGTACAATGCTGGGATTTGTATTTGTAGCGTGTGGATATAATAGAGACAATGAGAGAAATACCACGGATATATCCGAAGCAAAAGAATCGGATTTTATTTTAGACATGATAAAAGGACTTGAGGCACGCTGGGAGGTTCCTGACAATAGCGAAGGTATAGATATTGACGTGGACAAATCAGAACAAAGAGTACAAGTAGAATTGGATAATATTGAAAAATACAAGTTGGCGAAATTTTCTGACAAAGACTTTCAAACACTTGCAATGGATTATCTGGATGCTGTTTTAATACAGAAAGAAGCAATATTGCATGCAAAGTCAGGTGACTACACGAAGTATGACGAGCTATGGGGAAAAGGATATAAAAAACGTAGCTTAATCATTTATCAACTTTTTGAAAATTACAATTTAAAAGTTTCGGACAAATATAATGACAGCATTCAAGAATTAATTAGTGTTGGAGAGATACAGTTAAAAACTGAAGAAAATAAAAAAGAAATAGAAGAATGGCTTAAAACAATTAAATTCTCTAAAGGGGATAAGGATTATACTTATCAAGCAATTACTCAAAATCCAACAAATATTACATTTTCATATATAAACTTAAATATTAATTTAATTGACAAAGACGGCATTGTGATAAATTCTACATATTCCTCTATTAATAATATTGATCCTAATTCAAAAATACGTTTTGAATTTTATAATGATAAAGATTTTGTGCAAACAGACGCAACAGCAGATTATCAAATAGCTGACAGTGAGAATTATATAACTGAAAAAGTTAGAGGTATTATAAATGATGTTGATTCGCCTACTATAATGGACACTTTAAGTGATGAAGAAAAGGAAAGATATGATATTGCAATAATGGGATATAATAAAATATATGATAATCTTAAAAATCCAAGTAGTTTAACAATTTATGGAGTAAAATACAATGAAAATAAAAAAATGGTTATCTTTAAATATACGGCTTCAAACAGTTTTGGTGGTGAAGTAACAGAGTATGCAGCGTATTCTTCTTCAGGTATAATTGACACAGAATATGGAAGTTCATATTGGCAATCTAATAATGCCATTGATATGGATTGGAATAAAATACTAGAATATAGTAACTCGAAGTAAAGAAATCTAATATATTTTCGATAGTATTAAACCTGATACATCAGTTATAATGAACAATATAAAATAATAATAAAAACATCAATCGAATATGGTTGATGTTTTGTTTTGGAAAAATAATATGAAAACTAGTTGACAACGTGATAACTATATGATATCATGTATTTATCAACAGGAGGGAACAATTATGGCAAGAAAAAACTTTGCAACCTCTATTGATGAAGAAATATCAAAGGAGTTTAAAATTACTTGTATAAAAAATAATGAGCCAATGAACACAGTATTAGAAAGGTTCATGGATGCTTATTCTAAAGGAAAATTTAAATTAGAACTCCGATATGAAAATAATCAATACGAGGAAAAATAAGAATGACGGTTGCCGACTACCAATCAAACAAACCGCCATTCACTAGACAATAGACCTAAGTCTAAAGCTATCTTAATTATAGCAAATCTTAAGACTTTTGTCAAAAGTCAGTTTTCCCAATTGATAAAGGAAAATTGAATAAACTGGGACGTAGCCAGTATAAAAACGTAGCGTGAAGTGAAATAGTCCAACGGATGAAGCATGAATCATAATTATATTGTGGTGGTCTTTCCGTAACTTGCAAAAGTAGACACGTTTAATAGGTCTTTTAGATAAATAAAAATAAAAGGCTGATACTGATAATATCAACCTTTTACATAACATTGACACCTATAGAAAGTGAACAAATGTTTCGATTCCAGATTCATTTTACACTTTCTTTTGTTATATGTCAATGGAAAATAAAAACATAAAAAAGAAAGGTGAAGAAAAAATGAAAGAAAAAATTATGGTTGGAACTATGGAAAATTCCATAACAAGAAAGAAAAGAGCAAAGGACATTACTCAAAATGCATTCTCAATCGGAACTAAGAAAGTTGCATGGATTCCGGTTGAATTATTGGTAATCAAACAGTACCAACGGAACCGGCAGAAACATATAACCTCTATCGCTGAAAACTGGGACAATAGCAAATGTAATGTTCTGTTAGTGTCTTATGACAGCGTAAATGGTGTATTCAACGTCATGGACGGGCAGCACAGAGCCGCTGCCGCCAGAATGAGGGGCGTTGAATACCTGGTCTGTGAAATATTCCAGGATATGACCATTTCAAAAGAAGCATTATATTTTGTAAGCCAGAACATCAACACAAAGAAACTCAGCCCGTTTGACACGTTCAATGCCAATCAGTATATAAACGGTGAGGACGAAACAGATCTTTGCAAACTTGACAAAGAAATCAAAGCCGTTTGTGAAAAATACAATGTTGATGTTAAAAAGTCAAACGCTGCGAACTGTATCAAAAGTGTAAGTGAAGCACGTTCCATTGTTAAACGGGACGGTAAAGAAGGACTCTCTTATGTAATTGAAATCATTCAGGAAAGCAACTGGGACAGCTTCACAGACGGTTATGCAGGAGATTTAATGAACGCTTTAGGAAAAGTATACTTTAAGACAAAAGGTGGATACGATGAAAGAATGCGGTTAATTGGATTTTTCAAAGGCAGCAACCCCACGGAGCTTGTAGCTATCGCAAACAATAATCATCCTAATTTGGGTAGACGGGCAAGGCTCAATGCTACCATTGATGAAATTATAGCAGAGCCGGAAAAACCAAGTAAAAAGGTAACTGCAATTGCATAGCAAATAACTTGTATGTAACTTGTGTCACGTCAAATAGATATAATCCGTGACGTAATCAAACTGTATATTGATACGGTTGATCGGATGTTAAAAGAAGTTGGAACAAGTAATTAAAACTTAGGAATTGTACTTGTCAAATGGTACAAGTCCTTTTCTATTAAAACCAATAAGTAAAGGAGAAAAAATATGGCTCATAAATTATGGTGTGGAAAAGAATGTTGTAAATGCAAAGGGTGTAACCTGGATGAAAAAATTCCATGTTCTCCAAATTGTGAAAATTTAAATCAGGACGGAACAAGAGAAATTAAAAAATGCATTGAATGTAAATGTGATGCTATTGAAGATGAAGAACGCTAACAACGTTCTTTTTTAATGCCTAGAATGGCAGGAAGAGAGGTAAATATTATGTTAGATAAAAATAATAATATAATTAAAATAGGCGATATAGTGAGAATCGAGGGATCACCAATTAAATCAGATAATGCGGTTTATGTAGTTGTGCAGGACGGAACAAGTAAATTGTATTCTGATAAAGATAATTTAACAATGTATAAAGTTGCCAAATATCAAGGAAGTTACACATTGTCCAAAGCAAAATATAATATTTGCTTTTACCCTCTTTCCAATTTCTCAAATAAATATAAATTTACAAGAGAAGAAATGAACGCTGCAACGATTGGAATAATAGAGCAAGCGAAACCGGAAGTATTTGAAATTGTGAAAACTGATAACAGATCAGAGGCAACCGGCTACGGATTCGAGAAGCCCGAAGATGATTATTTTCGAGCGGTAGTGTCAGAAGGTGAAAGACAAATTGAAGACTTTACCTATTTGGTATCAGAAGCAGACAAAATGAAAGCGGTATTCTCTAATATTATCATAAAAGAAGGGCAGGTACTGGAAATTACAAAAAATAATAATAATTGGGGTTATCCTTACAGAACCGGTTACAAATATATATTGAGGAACATTGAGTTAAAAAAAGAAACAAAATAATCACGGCAGTGAATTCGTCATTGAAATTTAGTATTGCATAGAATGGCAGGAAGGTAAAAATATGAAAATTATAATAAAACAAGAAAGAGAATGGCATAGACCATATATAGTAAACGAAAAAGAAATAGAAAAGATTATCATTTATAAAGATGGGAAGATTTTAATTAATGTTCACAGAGGATGTTTAGAAAATGTCAACGAAAAATTTGAATCTTCATATGATTCAGATATTCGAGAAATTACAATTGACGGAGAAGTTAAAAGCGCAAGAAAAGAAAACTTAAACAGAAAAGACAACTATTTACTAAGAGGACGGCGAACATATTCATTTGACAGAGGATATATTTTATATATTTATGTAACTAACATTTTTTCTGAATATAGTGAATTGCCAAAAGTAAAATATAATAGTGAATTGCTAAAAGTAGAATATAAAGATTATTTTTTATATGGTTATAAAGTAGAAATGAAATACAGTTCTATGATTCATGATCATTACTTGAAATATTATGAAAAGAATGAAAATATAGACCCAGAGGATAGGCATAAAACTTTAGAACATCCGTTCTTAAAAGATTCTGAAGGAAATCTGATTAAAACTCCCGATGGAAAAGAATTTGTAAGAGACGAAGACCGTTATTATTGTCTAAGAGCTAAAAATACATGGAGGAAAGATTTTATTATCTATAACGGTCTGTATATAAAAGAAGGGAAATAAAACCACATAAATAAAAAAGATAATGGAGGTATTATATTATGTTTACACAACAGGAATGTATTTTAATGAAATTATTGGACTGTGGTAGTGCAGACTTATCCATTTTAGAAGACATACAATATGATCTAGATGATATTGTACAAGAGCTGTTAGATGATGGCTGTTTATCACTACATGATATTTTAAGAAAAGTTTTTCAAGAAGGTATTTTAGAATTAGAGAATATATTGGAAATAAAAAAAGAAGAAGTAAAAGAAAATATTATTGATGAATTAAAAGAATTAATAGAAAAAATCACAGAAGACGAAGAAGAACAAATTGAATTGGAAATAAACCTGGAAACAGATCTGAAAACATTAGATGAATTAAATCCTGAAACGGATATCGATTATTATTTGAATTGTCTTGATACCCATGTGTATTTAAAACATTATGATATCTATTTAAAATATTTTGAAAGTGAAATTGGACAAATTGAAAATAACATGGGATGGGATTTTAAAATGGCATGTTAATTACAATAAAAGTCTTAATTGAAAAGGAGGAATAAAACTATGAACTATCTTGATTTAAAAGAAAATTGGTATGCTTTATATTTATCAATAGTGAACTACATGACATCTGATGATGCTATAAGAGTGATGATTGGCACTAGAGAGTATAATTTCAATAACCGCTAATTTGGAGGTGTAAGTAAAATGAAAGATATAATGAAATATATATGGAGGTACTATTTTAGGACGGAATGCTCCGGAGGTATAGCTATAGCTAATTCAAAAGAAGAAGCTGAAAATAAAATTAAAAAAATGTACTTGGATTACGACCATGACGAGTTGGTGGTCTGGGAAGCTATGCTAGACGATGACTACAAAGAAGAGTTCCCAGATGTATTGGAAGTTTACTAAATTAAGAAAGGTTAAATAATAATCATGGAAGAAAAAGTTGTATGGGAATATGACTATTATACGCTGCAACAAGCCCGCAAACTAATCTATCAGGAAATGCGTTATGATCGACTACAAAGGGAATATACAATTAAAAGAAAAGAAAAATTAAGACGTAAACGGAAAATTTATTACATAAAACAGAGATTAATTGGATTGATGGTTTGTATGCTGTCAATCCTTTTGTTTTACATAGCAGACGGGACTATAATGTCAGTCTTGTTGTTTACATGTGGCTTGTGGATTATAGGCACAAAACAGAAACTATTCATTAACCTATTTAATGATATCAAAGAATCTTTTGAAAGGTAAGAGGTGATGACGGAATGATAAAATTCAAAACTGTAGAACCAGATCCAACAAAATTATTTGATTTAATCTTTGGTACAGATGGAGAAATTTATTTGTATCACCGTGGGAAGTTTGTAGCAGCCTGTGGAAATTTTCTAGAAGTAGAAGAGGAACAACAACGGATTCTGAAAGATGACAAGAAAGAATTAGCAAAGGAGAGTGCTTAAATGGGTAAGATAATTTTTAAAAATAGTGAACACTTGAAATTCTACGAGAATTTTTTACAAAAGTGCGGAGGTAGAGATGTATACCACAAAGCGTTGATGTATTGTCTTGGGATCGATGAAAATACGAGAAAAAATATATATAGAATATATGATTTCAAAACAGAGTGTGTAAAACCGGAATGTTTACACGATGGATGGATTACCAGCGGAAGTGCAAAGATAATCCGCATAGCATTCAATCTTTACTGTAATGGTACTCCAAGTGTATATGAGTATGAAAATGACCAAGAAGAGGCTTTAAAAGAGTGTAAAAGGTATACTGTGGAGGACTTGTTCTGCTGCGGTTATGCACGGTATTTCTGGGAAGCGGTTAAAATCAGATATCCGGAATATTGTTGCAATAAAACGGAGGATTGATATATGGACGTACCAATGTGCAAATGTGAAAGAGATGGTTGTGAGTATAATTTGGATGGGTATTGCACTAACGGAGCAATGCTGTTGTTACTTGAACTTGATGATATAGCCTATAGAGAAATTCCTTTTAGTGAAACATGCTCATATTATAGTTATACTCCCGATTTTATTGATGATGATGATGATGACATTGACGAATATGTATTTGTAGATGATTATTGTGATTATCTTTGGGATGGTGAATGAAGATTAAAATAAGATCAATTTGAAGATTAATACATGTAAATTGGTGGTACGCCAATGAATCCAGAAAAGGAGGGAAAATTATATGAAATTTTATGAAGCATTTGAATATGTGAAGAATGAACTTGAAGGTAAAACTTTGACGTTGGGTGAAATAGATAAAATTACTATGTCAACAGATCAATTCTATGATGGACTCTCCATTGATATTCTTTACAGATGTAAAGTAAGAAAAAATTTATATTCTTATAATGGTGAAGAGTATGACAATCAAGTCATAGCTATTGATTTTAGTTTTGTGGAAGATTTAGAAAGAATCAAATTACAGAATGATGAACTAGATGGATTTGAAGGTGTTATAGTTACCGTTAAAAAGGTTTATTTATTTTAATGTAAAAACAAAATATAAAAATGGAGGATTAAGTAATGGGTTATTATACTGATTATACTTTGGAAACTCACAAATCTAAAATGAATATATCAGATATTTTAGGCAATTTATCTGAAAATGATTTTGGTGGATTAAATTATGCAATAGATGTTTATGGGGAATATTATGAATCCGTCAAATGGTACGACCATGAAGATGATATGAAAAAATTATCATTAAAATTTCCAGATGTAATTTTTAAGTTACATGGAGAAGGGGAAAATTCAGGAAATTTATGGGATAAATATTTTAAAAATGGAAAAATGCAAACTTGTTATGCAGTAATTACTTTTGATGATTATGATGAAAGTAAATTAGAATAAATAGAGTTGAAGATTGAAAGGGTGATAATAAAATGAAGAAATGTGCAGATTTTATAACAGTAAAAGGAAAACATTTTCGAATTTGTTACCCATTAGGGTTAATGGGTGTGAAAGGAAATGAAATTTATGAACTAGAAAAATATTGTCAATGTCGCTATTGTAAAACCAGAAGATCCTATAATAGAGAACCAGCTAATACTCTAATTGCATCAACAACGGATATTCTAAAATTAAATGATATTGCCGACTTCGTAAATGATTGGACTTGTGGGAATGAAAGGCAACTGGAAAGATTATATGTAAAATTTTGACTTGTGGTAGAAAGAGGAAATATATAAACAATTAAATATGATATTGAAAGGGCTGAAATTATATGAGAATAACAGAAGAAATGGTATTCCGTTTTAATAATATGCTTTTATTAACAGAAGGATGCAGTTTTAAACTTCAACTTAATTATGGCGTAGGGAGTAATATGCAGTGTGAAATAGTTCCAAGGTCTGGAAAATTTTTAGACAGTTGGGTGCTAAATGCATCCAAGGAATTTTATTTTACTCTAGAAAAATTTTTCAAATCAGAAGGAATTGAATTAAGCTACAATAATGACGGTAGTATTTTCTGGAGTAAATCAGGATTTACGGATAAAATCAATATTTGAGAGGATGGTTTAAAATATGATCAGTAGATATCAAATAAAAGAAATTATCAAGTCTTGGAGAGATGAAAGTGGAATATGTGATATTTTTACTGATAGAAAAATCATGTATAGACTTAGTTCTAATAATAAGTTATCTATTTATACTTCGTGTCCAGGATTTTTAATTGGGAAGGCTGGACATCTATATAATAAGTATGAGGAACTATTGAAGGGTGTTGGAGTAAGTGATGTAGAACTTATTGAAACACACGTTATATAAACGATAAAAATAGTATTTGAAAAGATAAAAGGAGGATAAAAGTATGAAGATCAATAAAGAACAAGAACAGGTAATTATTACATTATATAATGAAATTATGAAAGAAAGAGGGCAGAATAAACAAATCGCAGTCCAAGACATAGATTTTAAAAAATCAATTCAGGTTGGTGATTATACATGGAGTGCATTTTCTGGTGATAAAGATGGTAATACGGGCATTTTGTTAGATAAAAAACATACAATTAAGGGCGTTCAATTTGGCGAAGATAATAATTATTCAACTAGCAACGTTAGAAATGTAGCTAATGATTGCGAGCCATCAAAACAAGCATTAAAAATTTTCGGTAAAGATGCATTTATTCCACTTGAAATTGATTTGCTTAGTCATGATGGATTAAGGGATTATGGAGTCTGTAGAGGTGATCTATTTGGAATTTTGAATTATGATATGTATCGGAATAATCGTGAAAATATTGATTACAGTGCAATGCTGCTTGCTACACCAGAATCAACACCTTCCGGCGATGGCCCATCTTATGTTCGGTGTGTTTGCTCCGGCGGCGGCGTGGGCTGCGGCGGTGCTGGCTGGGATGGCGGGGGTGTCCGTCCGTTTTATATCCTTAAATCTGATATCTTCGTATCTTTGGTAGAGTAGTGGGAAGCCGATAGCGTAGTCTAGGGTGTAAACCCTCTAGTAAGCTACCGATAAAATATAATTTTGAAAGGATGAATGGAGGATAAATTTATGAATACTATGAATACATCAAATGAATCAAGGATTAAAACAGTCAGAGATTTAAAAGAATTATTGGAACATGTGGGTGTGGATATAATGTCACTAGAGTTTGATTTTAATTCTTTGAAAGAAAAAGGAACTTGTTATGTTGTGCAATGTATTTGTTATTCTGATGATGATAGCACTTCAGTATTCTGGAAAGAAGAGGATGCTTATAAATCCATGATTGAAGATATGGAAACAGAAATAACAAATCTTCAAGACGGTGGTTATGAATTTGTATCATCAGAAAATGACACTAGTGCTGAAGTACATGTGCCTGATTCTGATATATACTATGAATGGGAAATCATTGAAACAGATATTCAGTAGATAAATTCAGCTTTTGAAAGGAAAGGAGAAATGAAAGTTATGAATCTTTTAGATAAGGAAGAAGCTTTGTATAAACAAGATATGGAGAATAGAGAGGAATTAATAAAAAAATCATTGTTAATTGGTACTGATTCTCTTAGTAGGGTGGAATTAGATCAAATTGTACAAAGCGGAGTTATGGGTATTTCAAAGTTATATAAAAGTCAGATAATAAAATACAATGGAAATATGTTAACATCTGAAATTTATAAAGCCGCTGATTTTCATTTTAATGATGCTGGGTTTCAGTTTAAATGGAGAAATCATCGAGGAATAATTCAACTAGAATGTCTTACATGGAAAGAAGTATTAAGAAGAATTAAAAGTATAAATAAAACTCATTAAAAACACTGATTGAAAAGGAGATTGAAAAACATGTTTAGGGGATATGTAAATGGAACTTGTTATTATAGCTATAAAGCTTTTAAGATTGCCAAGGCAGAATATGAAGAAAAACTAAAAACGTTTCAATGTAAATAGTTCAGCTTTTGAAAGGAGAAATATATGACTGTTAAAGAAGCCGGAGAAGGTATTGTAATAGAAGAAGAAACTACGTATTTAATTGATTTTGTAAATTATGATAGAGAAGATGATCAAACAGATTTTACCGCTACAGGAATGGATGATTTAGAAGAGTTATACAATAACTTTTGTGTAGAAAATGGGTTTGAAAATAATACAGTGATCTATATTATGATTGCTGAAGATGATTGAAAGAGATAAATTCGACATTTGATATGAAACAAAAATTAAGAGTTGATTGGCGAAAACTTTTAATTGTAAATTAGATAGAGACTAAGGAGGGAATTATGTTAATAGATGTAAAATTGTTATCTGAGTTTAATGTGAATGGAAAAACATATTGCATCGTCAGAATAAAAGGTGGTGCATGCACTTTGGAAAAACATGAATATCTTGAGTTGCTGGAATTATATACTCATGATACAATAGAAAAAATAGCTTAAAAGAAAGGAATTTACTATGGGAACCGTTGAAACTGTTATTTGTATTATATTGCTTGTATGTATAGTTAAACTAATATTTGGTGAAACATCTCAACAAAAGAGGAGAACAATAGAAAGAAATGCTGCTTGCAAAAACATGATAAAAAACGGAGATGGAAAAGATGCCCTGGAATACACTAAAAAATATGGTGGAGATTACTACTTGAAATAAAGGCGGTGTTTTGATGTATATAATCAAATTGAATAAGAATTTTATTATGAGCTGTGGTAGTATGAAAGAGTGCCAGCAGCTTATTTTACGCTACAAGAAGAAATTCGGGAAAGATTCCTTTAATGAATTCGATCCGGAATTATATTCAAATGGTGTGTTGATAGGATATTTTACTCAAAAAGGTAATTTGTATGTGCCTGTAGATTTAAAAATACGGAAGGTGGGGTGAGAAAATGTGTTATAAAACAGAGAAGCATCAGCAGTTACGGATAAACTTAGAAGGACTAACAAAGGATTACCCTTTATTCATTAAGGGATTTTTCGCAGAACAGAAATCAGCCAGGAGTAGTTATAATTATTTTGGGTGTATCAATAATATGTTAACATGGTTAATTGAAAATAATATCGTTGATAAAAAATCTATATCTGAAATAACCGCAGAAGATTTGAACGGCGTTCTCCCATCTCATGCTACATTGTATTTTTCGCAACTTCAGACAAATGGAAATGAGTTAGATACAATTGGTACTAAGATAAATTATTGCAGTTCATTTTGGACGTATCTTAAATGCAATAAATATGTGATTGAAAATATTATATCTTTAATCAACAAAAGCAGATTTAAATCCGAAAAAACAACACATGATGTAAAAATCCCAAGTGAAGAAGAACTTTCTGAATTTCTGATCAATATACAGTCAGGAAATAGCAAGGGATATGATTGCATCCGGAACTTAACTATAGTAAAATTACTATTGGGCAGTGGTATACGGTCAGAAGAGTTGATAGGGTTGGATGTGCAAGATCTGTATTTGAATAATGATGCCTACATTATGATTATGGGTAAAGGACGAACAGAGCAGCAAGAGAAAGTAATGATAACTCCAGAAGCTAAAAAGCAGTTGAAAAAATATTTACTTGTTAGGAGTGAATTTGCAGAAGAAAAAGAGATTGATACTAACGCTTTATTTTTATCAAATCGTAGACAGAGGATATCTAAAGGGGCATTAGACAATATTTTCTTGATTAATAGTAATAAAAAAATCACACCTCATATGCTGCGACATTATGTCGGAACTATGATCTATAGAAATACAAGAGATATTGTCTTAGTACAAAATCAACTAAGACACTCTAGCTTAGAAACGGCTGCCAAGTATTATGTACAGGCAGACGAAAAAAAATTAAGAGAAGTGTTGAATACATTGTAAAATAAATAGAATACAGTTTTGAAGAGATAGGAGGAAATTTAGATGGTAATAAAAGCGTTGGAATTTAAAAAGGAAGATGGAACTAATATAATTATATATGTTTCTTTATATAACGATTTCTATGGTGCAATAGAATGGAGAATAGACGATATTCAATATAATCCTGTTGGAAAGATAAAATGGCTATGGTTAAATAAAATATTTGATGAATCATCTGAATACCGACGTCTTGAAATTGAAGAACGAGAGCAATTTAAAATGAATAAATATATAGAATTCGTTGGCAAAGAAAGAGTGATCGAAGCTTTCTTGAGTGCTTGGGAAAAGTTAAAACCTAGTTTACCAGATGTTTATATTAACTTATAAATGATAAAATCAAAGGCAGATTTGATGTAAATTTTTGAAGGAGGAAAATTAAATGTGGAAATATAAATGTCCTATTTGTGGAGAAATAATCACTGAGGATTATACAATTGATATAGTAAAAGACTACATTGGAGCAACACATGATTGCCCAAAATGTGATGGTCTTTTGATGATTGAAAAAGACCTATCTGTATCGGAATTTGGAAATGAACTGGTTCATCGTTATAATGAATTGGGAGTAGACGTATCAAAAGAAGATGCAACAGGTACATTTATTGAATTTGAACAGGAAATAAATGAAGTAATAATTAAATTATGGGGTGCAGTGGATCAAGCACAAATAATGGACTTAGTAGAATATGCCTTTAAATGCTGTCCTTATATAATTAAAAAGGATATATTGAGACATCTGTATCAATATGCTAAGCAAGATGGTTGTAAAAGTGGAGTACTGTCACAAGATGAAATTGAAGAATGGTTAAAAAAGGCAGAGCAAATTATTTGAGATAAATTTCGCATTTGAATTCATTTTTTGGTTATATCTTTAATAAAGAAAGGTGTTAAAATGAAAGAAAAAGAAGATAAGTCTTCTAAAATAAGTGAAGAAGATGATTCTATGATTACATCAACTGTGAAAAAAGAAAATATATTTGCAGAATTTTTAAAAACCAACCAAGAAAAGATACAAAAAATCACTCCTAAAAATAAAATTATCAAAAATGACGATGACTGGACAAAAGAAACCTTTTGGGATAACGATTATAAGAAGTAATTAGCTATGAGTAAAGACATGTACAGACGTATGTGTCTTTGTGGTTAAAATGGAAGAATGGAGGGTGTTGGATTTGTTGTCCAAACAAATAAAAAGAACTTGATATTAGTATGAGGATATGGTAAATTGTAGATATGAAAAATTTAGAAAAGGGGTAATAATATGATGTATGTTTTTAGTATTGAAGATAATGAGCAGCTTAGTGACGAAAAACTTGTTGATAAAATTATTAAGGATGGGCTAGTGGTTGAGACTGGAGACATGTTTTTATTAGCTAAAACTAATATAATAAATATTGATGGGATAAAAATTGAAGCTGGACTTAAATTGGAGGATTACATAAATTGTTTCGATGGCGGGGAATACATTACATTAATAAAAGACATACAAATAGGGAAAGATAACGCTATCGAAGCTTTATGTGGAAATTTATACTGTTCATATGGAGATGGCGATGAAACATATGCGGAAAGAATATATAACTCCGAAAATCCTTATGTTGAAATAGAAAAATTAATTGATGAATTTTTATTGATTACTATTGACATTAAAATAGCAGATATAGAAAATGAGATCAAAAAGAATAAAAAGAAAATAAAAGAGCAAGTTAATCTTGGTTGCGTTGAATGGGAATAAATTGTAAATTAATATGAAACGTTAATGGGCATGTACAAATGTATGTGTCTTTTTTAGTGGAAAAATTAAGGAGGAAACGACAATGCAACAAATAAAAATATCAGAATTAAAATCACATCCACGTAATACAGAGTTTTTCGATGATATATCCGGCGAGAAATGGACTGAATTTTTAGAGTCCATAAAGACAAGCGGTGTTATTGAGCCTGTGATTATTACAGCGGAAAAAATTATTGTATCAGGGCATCAGAGGACACGAGCCTGTAAGGAATTAGGGATTGAGTCGGTATTATGTGAGGTACACGCTTATGAGAATGAAGACCAGATTCTTAAAGATTTATTGGAGACGAATATCAGGCAGCGTGGAGATGTTGGCGGTTCCGCTAAGAAAGTCGGGAAGAGGATTAAGGAATTGGAGAGGTTGTATGGGATTAGAAATGGTTCTGCTGGTGGGACAGGGGTTAACCAGTATACAAAAGAGCTTGAACGAAATAATTTCGCTCAAGCAACTCAGGAAACTTTAGCAAGTGATTTAGGAATAGAAGTACGGACTCTTCAAAACTATAAACTCCTAGCTGATATGATCCCGGAACTAGAAGACTTACTTGATACGGGCATCGTAACCAAAACCACAGCCCTGGCCATTATGAAAAATTTATCAGATTCAGAACAGGAAGAACTAATTTCTTCTATGGATACAACTAAACGAATCACTCAAAAACAGGTACAGCAGTATATTGATGAAATTAAAGGGTTGGAAGAAAAAATTGCCGATCAGGATATTGATGATTTGGTAGAAAAAAAAGAAAAAGCACAAGAATCTGAAAGGAAAATGTATGAAAAATTACAGACACAGAAGAAAGAAAATGAAGAACTAAAAAAGAAAGCCAAGGATTCGGTTGAAAATGAGGTAGTGCCGGATGATTATGAAGAAACAAAATTAATGTTGGAGGGGATAACAGAAATCAAAGAGAGGTTAGAAGAAGAACTTAACGAAGCACAGCAGGAACTTGCTGCTATTAAATCGGAATTAGATATGCAAAAAAGACTGGTGAAAACAACATCAGATGAGAGAGCAATTACATCGACCAATATGAGAAACATTAAAAATGAAATTCTTGCGGTAATGCGACCATTTACGATTATGAAAGATACATATGTGAAGTTGCCGGTAGAAGATCAGCATGAAATTCATTTAAGTGTTGAAAAAATACAAGAATGTATTGATGAAGTAAAAACACAATTAATAAGTAGAAAGGTAGGATAATAATATGGGAATTATGTCAATGAAGGAAATTAAAGAAGAAAGAAGATTGGAGTCTATACCTAAAATAGTAGAAGTTAAGATTGATAATATCTGCATTGCAGAGTATCAGAGAACGCCAGATTCAAATGAAATCAGAAAAATCCAAGATAAATTTGATCCTCGTATGGTTGGTATTGGATTGGTAAGTAAAAGGGATGGAAAATATTTTATAGTAGACGGGAATACAAGAAAAACTGCTATGAAGAGTCTTGGCTATAAACAAATGAGTGTTATGTTAGTGGAAGGATTAGATTATTCCGAAGAAGCCGACTTATTTCTGAAGTTTAATAAAAATAGGAAAAATTTAAACCCTAATCAATTATTTTTCGCTGAAGTAGAAGCAAAGCATGAGAAAGCACTTGATATGGTTCGTATATTTAATAAAAGAGGTTTCAAGTATAACAGGCATGACGGAGCAAAAGATGACTATATGATAGGTGCTATCGCAAGCTGCCGTTTTGTTTATAAGAAAGGTGCGGAGTATTTAGATACAACGTTGGAAGTAATTAAAAATTCATGGGGAGGACAGAAAGATGCCTTATCAGGAAATATTATCAAAGGTATTGGAATGTTTATTCTTCTGTATAAGGATGTATATAATGTTGACACATTAGTTAATATATTGGGGAAATTGTCTCCAAGCGGCTTTGAAAATCAAGCCAAGGAAAGAGCCAATGTAAGAAAATTTTCAACCAGAAGAGATGGGACGTGCAAATTTATAGCAAAAGATATTTGGGAGAGATATCAAAAGTATACCGGAATAAAATTGGATTATAGGTTTTAATTAAAGTGTTGCCCGAAAGGGCAGCATTATATTATAATAAAAGAATCAAAAAATAATTGGAGGTTTTGTATGTGGAAATATTATATTGTCTTATTTAGAGATGACTGTTACGGAGATTTAGTTGAGGGAGCAGAATATAATGATGAGCTTCCTGTATGCGTTGATTATAATGTTGCAAAAGAGTTTGATAGCACTGGCGAGTTATTGGTGTGGGTGAAAAAGAATACTTCGTTGGAAGATGGAGAATATGGTATTAGTGGCATTTTCTATGAGAATATAATAAAAGAATAAATTGAAAGGGGAAATATGGAGAATTTAAAAATAATTAAAGAATATAAATTTATAAGAGGAGGTTCCTCTATTGTTTTAGAGATTGGAAATAGGGTTAGGGTGAAAACCAATAGGGGTATAATTGAAGGAGCGTTGAGTTCAGTAAATGAATCATGCGATGCTTTTGTTGTTGATAATGGTTATACAATGAATAGAATTACTTGTGATGAAGTTATTGATATGATTTAAAATGTTGTTTTGAATTATAAAAGGAGGTTACATTATGAAAGCATCTGAATTGATTTTGGAGCTTGTTCAAATAATTGCAAAAGAAGGAGATTTATGTGTTGTAGCATTTGATTTGGACAGGTGTATTGAACCAGTAACAGAAGTTGAATTAGCAACTAGCTCTTATAATGGAAAAGTTATATTAATTGATGCATAGCTGCCGACTATAATAGTTGGTGGCTTTTTAATTTTAAAAGTAGAATGAGAGGTGGTTTGTGATGACAAAAAAAGATTTAAACAATGAACTTGGCGAATATAAGAAGTTAGAGGAGAAAGGATTACTTTTACATTTGCCATGTAATTTCAACGATGATTTGTATTGGGTTGAAAAAGGGGAGGTAAAGAAAATAATATTTAAGGGAATTCGGTGCGATAAGGGATTTAAGCCGCAAATCATAGGAGGTTATGTTGATGTTTATAATACTGGCGATGTTGATAGAGTTAGGTATGTAGAAAAACCCATAACTTTGCTTGATAATATTGGCAAAACCTTATTCTTATCATTGGAAGAAGCGGAGGTTTCACTAGCGAATATCCAAAGGAACGAATATGCGCAAAAAATTGAGAAATACAAAAAAGAGTTTAAAGAATATCAAAATAAATATAATGAAGTAGGAATGTGAGGGACTTATATGAAAAAAAGAACTATTTTAACAGCGGTGATTATTTTATTACTTTTACCGGGAACAAAAACATTAAAAACATTAGCAAGTGAGGATTACCCAAGATACCCCTATACTACACTAGATAGACCTTCTAACGTGAAATGTAGTGTCAATAAAAGGAAGGTCACATTGACATGGAAGAAGTCAAAAGGGGCTACTGAATATGAGATACATCGCAAAACAGGGAGTGGTGGTAAGTATAAATGGATTGGCAATACCCATGTGAACGTATTTTTGGACAAAGTACCTTCATTGAGAAAATCCAGAACCTACTATTATAAAATTGTTGCTATTAATTCTCATTGTGAGAGTAAATATAGCAAGGTGAAAAAGGTTAGGATAATACGATGAATGAAACAGAAAAAGCTTTACAGGAATTTTATGATAATGCATTCCATAACTCATTAAAGCCAGATATAAGTGATGATGCGAAAGCGGCAGCTATAGTTGCTTTGCAAGAAAAAATTAACAGGGAGAAGGGGAAAAATATTTGATAAATATTTAAAATAGGTATTGACAATTAAGTGTGTATATGATATATTATTCTCATGTTAATGATAAATAAGTCTAAAAGGAGGAGAAATTATAATATGTCAGTGATAGCAGAGAATAAAAAAGAAAGACTGGAGAAAAACGAAAAACACGTCAGCGTACATGCTTGGGAGATATGGTTAATAGATGTTCCTGCCTATGCTGACACATCACAATTTAGAGGAATGCATTATTATTTAATGACTTGCAATGATAAGGGTGGTAAATATTCTCCCATGTTAGGAGCTATGCCATTTACCTCAAAAGAAGCGAGTCTTCCAACTCACATATCCATCATTCATGATTTTGATAAGATTGGATTGAGAAAACCGTCAATATTATCTGTTGAATCTAGACATAAGGTGGACAGACGATGGTTAAAAAAGAAAGTTGGATATATCTCAAATGAATATGTAAGAGAGAAAATAAGAGCAGCTTTTATTTATGATTCAGGGCTGTTTTAATAAAAAGGTTGACAACCACTTGTAATAGGACTATACTAATTCATATTACAAAGGATATTACGGGAGGGGTCGTATGGATGCATTAAAAATTATAGATGATTATATTTCTACTATTAATAAGCATAAGGTTATTTACAAGAATATATTAATGAGGACTTATGAATGTAACAATGATTTTATTGAATTAGATGTTACAGGGATGATTTCCTTACTTATTGATGATTTAAAAATCAATAAAGTATCCGTTGCAAAGAATTTCTATCATACATTAAGTATGTTTTTTAGATATCTCAACCAGCAAGGGATTGTTGAAGAAAATTTATTTGATTTTATTTCTTATGAACAAATAAAAAAATTAACTTATAAAAACTTATGCATTTTAACAGAAAACGATATAAACAAATTGATAGATAATTTATATAATCAGAATAGCAACAATGCCCCTTACGAAGAAGTTGTAATAAGATTGTGTTATGAATGTATTTCGGATTCAATATCAGAAATATTAAAGATCAAAAGAAGTAATGTGTTATTACAAGATAAGTCTATCAACGGTATTGATATATCAGATAAACTTATAGATGCAATATTAAAAATGTACAGTATGGATTCTTGGCTGTATAAAGAGTCAAGAAGAGACTTATATTCCCCTTTAGAAAACATTGACAACAAACGGTTGATTAGTTATGCGATTAGAGGAAAGGCTCCGGCAGAAACTGTTGAAAAAAGAGAGGATACAGCGCACCTATTTATTCAGAGAAACATTTTTAGCGGTTTAGAATTTAATGGATATAGCATAGATCCACAAATTCTTTACTGCTGCGGACTCACAAATAAAATTATAAAAGATTTCGGAATGGATTATTTTAATACTATGTTTTCAAAGACTCGACTGGATGGAAAAAAATATTATCTGAAAGATGAAAACTATAGTTTTAAACGTTTGAAAGAAAAATATAAAATCAAATGCGAGTTGGATACACTAAAAGAAAAAATGATGCCATACTCCATCGCTTTAAAGAATAAGAAATAGTTGATTTTAAGAGTACCGTTGGTGCTTTTAAAATAGAGTTTCACATGTATTATTAATAGGACTAAATGTGCGGAGGTACAAAGTAGTGCAAAGAAATATAGAATTTTTAGAGCAACTATTAAAAACCAAAAATAATAGTATAGAAATAATGTTAGGAATTAAAATAGGCAACAAAAGAATAACCACAAGAAGAACACTGGATGAATATTATTGCGAATGTGATAACTTAACTGAAACAATAATAATAAAAATATCAAAGAATATGGAGGTAAAAGAGTTTGAATTACCATTGGAATTTATTATTGAAGGAAATATAAATTTTGATGATGATGTTATTTTTTCACTTGAATATATATCAGAGAGCAAAGATATACATATGGTTATTGTTATGCATCTGATGTAAAAACAATCAAAAAGGAGATTAAAAAATGAAACCTGAAATGAAAAAACTTAACACACAACCATTAGGAGAGGCTTTACTAGAACATTTTGATATTTTAACAGACAAAGACACATATTGTTTATTGATTGATGCAAGAGGTAATTTACACATTTATGATAAGATGCTAAATTGCTCAGTCCAACAACTTGGATATATAAATCCTAATGCAATAGATGTGATTTCTAAGATTTCAAATTATTTTTTATGGGAAATGAATTCCACAGGCGAATACTCTGTGTTCAAAAAGAGGACAAGTGCAAATTAGATAACAAAAAGAGAACCATCATCGTATTGGCGTACTCCGGTTCTCTTTAGATAGAGACTAATGTTCTTGATAAAAAGAATCATTAGACACGCAATAGAATTATTACGCATTTCTATTATAACATCAATATTTACATAAATCAAAGGAAAATTTTATTTAGAAAATTAATCTTTAGGAAAGGACTTGAAATGATAAATGGCAAGTGACAATGTTTTGAAATTGACCAAACGGTTGCTGGACGAATTTAATATCATTGTGAATCCAAATTCCTATTATACTACACGAGCGGGCAAACATCAAAGAGCGGGAGGATCGTATCTATGGATATTTTCTTTGGAGCATCCTAGGTCAGGATTTGTCGGAGGATCCGAACCAATGAGTAAATACCTTCCAAAACGCAACAAATTAGAAATATCTATAAGATATTACGGAACTGATATTGAGGTCTTTGCTTACGCACCGGGAGAACCAGGATATGATTTGCAGTAATTTGATAAACTGAACTTTAAGAAAATAAATTTACGCTTTTGAAAGGAGCAAAACAAAATGAAAAAGATACTATCAATAATTATATTAATAGCAACTATGGGGATGTTGACAGGTTGTACCGATGCTGATGTTGTATCAAGCAATATAAGCAAGGAAGCGGACTCATTCAAAGTGCTAAGAAAAATTACATTCATTAATACAATAACAGATGAAGTTTTGTATACGGTTGAGGGCAACTTTTCTATTTACGCTGATACTAATGATAATCAATTGGAAATTATAGCCAGAACAGGAGAGGATTTATATGAAAAGCACTTTCTAGGATTATCACCAACGACAGTCTATATAGTTGAACAAGTAGAATGGGTTGAAGCAGACAAATATCGATTTAAAATTATAGTAAAGCCGAGTGCACTGATTCCGAATATTGATTTGCAATAACTCCAAACTTTAAGAAAATAGAATCACTCTTTTATTGGAATCCGGCGTACATGAAATCTGCTACCGTTCACGACTAAAGTTCCCGTTTGAAATAACCTCTCTTAGGAGAACGGGTAAAAACATGAGTGAAGTCGAATTGAGCAAGTCCGGATTTAAAAAAGCAGAATCCAATTATGATATTTTTATTTGAGCGAAAGCAGAGGACGGAATAGGCAGCCGTCACCCAATGTTAGGAGATGTAGGAATGTCACCCTACCTATTTCGTTCAAATTTTTAGCCCAGTAGTTTAATTGGTAGAACAACAGGTTTTGAACCTGTAGGTTGCACGTTCAAGCCGTGCCTGGGTTGTTGCTAAATTATTAGCAAATTATTAGGCTATAAATAAAACTTCCTTCTATACCCTATAGGGATCGACTGGTAATCGAATTATAGTTTTATTACTTACCTAATGTTTTAGTAAAATGTAGGCTATTAAAATTCTTCCTTCTATAAAAATTCAATATAAATGGTATGATTAGAATTTTATATCACCTACAGGAAATGATAATGGCTATATAAAATCTTCCTTCTTTTTATTATCTCGAAAGAGATGAAGACTACATACAAGTTTTAGATTTTATATTTACCATGTAACAACAGGCTATGGAGGCGGTTCCTTCTATTACATAAGAATATTAAGAATAACCACCTCCAATTACATTAAAAGGAGATTATTATGAACGAAATTTTATTAAGAAGAAAAAATAAGATTATAGTAAAAAGAGGAAACGAGAGTGAACCAAATAATCAATACATAGTTACAATTTGTAAAAATATTGAATCACTTGGTTATACTTTTTCAGAGAATTTGTTTGAGCAATTACAAACATTATCTAAGGATGAATTGCAAAAATTCTACTTGGAATTAGTTCCGGAATTAAAAAAATTAATTGGAGCTGATGTAGTGTATAAACCAATGTATCCAAATTTTCCTGAATCTGTCATGAATGCTGATTATATTGACCTGTTCATAAATGCTATTATCCATTATTGGAGTGAAGGTAAACTATACCCATATGAAGAAAAGAAGGAAAGACTTCCGTTATTTGATGAAACTAGAATAAAAGTCATAGACCTTGGAACGGAAGAAGATTTGCTTGATATATTTAAAAACTTAGTATCTTCTAAGACTTCTATATCACAGTCAGATAAAGAGGATCTGGAATCATTGTTTAAAAATGGTTTTGGTACTGCTGGAAATTTACCAGATGAAATACCATTAAAAGAAAATACAGCATTGATTGGTAAGTTGTACCTTGAATGTAATCCATTAGCAAAAGCGGCAGATGTTCAAAAATATTTTAAAACAGCAACTGATATATTAAGGTTGGTTACTGCAATGTCTGATGGAGACATCAGCTTATCAACTAATACTAAATATAGAAGCTTTAAAAGGAAAGAAAGGCGTATCTTACTGGAACTTTTGCAAAATTGTGGAGCGATAGAAGAAGATATGCTGAGATATAAAAATAAATGGATTCGTGTAGGGGAGAGATTACATCCGGGAGAATATAGTACTGAACAGTATGGAAAAGTATTAGTAGCATTTGGGAAACTAAGGAACAATGATAAGATTACTACTTTCGGTGGAAGGGTTGTAAAAGCAATAGAATCGGAAGATTTTAAAGCAGCATTGAATTTATTAAAGAAACGTCCTGGTGAATTGGCTCGTAAATTAGATCATTTATTAAGGATCTCTGATGATAAAAATGTAATAATTAACACTTTCAAGGATGTTGCAACGGATGTTTCCACTCCTGTTTTGTTGCAAGTCAAAGAGCATTTTGCACATAGGTTTGACAACAAATCAGATATTAGAGTATTTTTCCCAAAGGGGAATCTTGCAAGGTCACATTGTATAGATAATAATTTGCCTGATATTGATAGTAAATATTGTAAGGCTATTATGAAAATATGCGAAAATGCATTGATTGAAAATTATAAGACAAATGATTTCCTTGGAAATGTATACCTATCAGAAGAATTTAGAAATTACATCGTTCCATTTAGTCAAAGAAGTGCAAGTAAAGCATTAAAAACTATCGTTAGAGGATCTAAGCTACCAATTAATGAAAATATTAATGCACTCAGAGCATTTATCTGGTGGACTAATGTAACTGATAGAAGAGTGGATATTGATTTGTCCGCTGCAATCTTTGATGAGAATTGGAACTATATGGAACATGTATCCTATACAAAACTGCGTTCAGAAAAATACAATGCTTGTCATTCCGGTGACATTACTGATGGTGGAGACATAAACGGAGATGGAGTAAGTGAATTTTTAGATGTAGATATTAAATCTGTCGTGAAATTTGGAGCCAGATATGTTGTGTACCAAGTTTATAACTATACAGAACAAAATTATAGTGACTTACCTCACGTTATGTTTGGGTGGATGGGAAGACGGAATGTAAATTCTGGGGAAATATATGAACCCAAAACAGTAGAGCAAAGGATGGATTTAACATCTCAAAGTAACGTTTGTATTCCTGTAATTTTTGATTGTATGGAAAAAGAGATTACTTGGTGTGATATGAATCTTTCTTTGGAAAGAAGTAGAAATAATTATGGTGGAAATAATCTTGAGAGCAATTTATCTGGAGTTGCCCTTACCTGCTATAGCATGGTTAATATGATAAAACCGAACTTATACGACTTGATTGATTTACATATTAAGGCGAGAGGACTAAAGGTAGAGTCCAAAGAAGATGCAGATATCATATTTGATGTTCAAGACGGTATCACGCCGTTTGACACGGACATCTTTGTCGGAAACTATTTATAATTTGAAACATTAGGCTATATAAATTCATCCTTCTTATAAATGATGCCAACTGGGATCGTAGGTTCAAATCCTACCAACTACATGACTGTAGTTGTAGCCAAGAGGTAAGGCTCCAGTAATAATTTGAATTTGTAATTCCCTAATATAATAGAAAAATTAGTGGCTATATTATTTCTTCCTTCTAACTCAAAGCGAAAACAGAAATGATAATTACCACAATTAAAAACATCTGAGCCTAAATGGAAATATCTAAAAATATTTTAGAGTTGCCGGTTCAAATCCGGCTAGGCTCCTAAACTTTCTATTGACCGGCTAATAGGACAAGTGAGACTGGATGAATGAAACCAGCATAAAAAATAATTGGAGCAAAACCAATCCAAAAAAACCTTACAAATAGTATTTAATTACAAATGTAAAAGAAGACTTTGTATATCATAGTGTGGTGATAAAGACCTGAATTAGATTTCAAATACTATGGAATGTATTATGAGTATTGTCATACAAAATAATGTGAAATAAAAATTTCACTTGTGCTATTAGCAGCTATTAGAAAATATTTTTTAGAAAGGAAATAATTAAAGTGGGTAATTACTTAATTACAGATGGTGATAGATTTATATATCGCAATCATTCTGGCAAATATGTTCCTGTTAAAAGCGAATCTATGGCTGATTTATACAGTAAGAAACAAGCGGAAGCAATACATGCTAATTGCATTCCGAAATCCTTACGAAAGCTATTCCGTGTTGAACGAAGTAGTGTAATACAAGTTGATAAGAGCATTAAACCGCCAGATGCGGTTCAAATAAGTAATAATACGGAAAAGGTAATGTTATCAACGAATATACAGCTATGGGTAGATAAGATCAAAGATTTAAATGGGTTGGCTGCGGAGGTATCTGAAAGAAAAGAGACTTTATTAAACCAACTAAGAGATGTTGATAAAAAGATATCGGATATTAATCATTACATAGAATTTACTAAATTAAATGCTAGTCAAGGATTTAAAGCTTATAAACTGATAAAAGATAATCTTTCTCATAGAAGAGTTGTTAAGAATGAACTCACTGTGTTGAATATCATTCTTGATTATAAACTTGACGAGGCTGTTGAAGAGGAAATAATGAAAAGAATCGAAGGTCTGGACAAAAGAAATTATAAACCAAGGATACTGGAAGAGTTGTTTGATATATAAAACAGTTATTTGAAAAGGTGAAAAAATGAATAAAAGAAAGTTAAAGAAAAATAGGAAATTAAGATGTACTTATTGTAACGATGTAGGCATGTCACAGGACGGGTGTGTTGGAAGAATTGAGAGAGTTTTAGTAGGAAGAATTCCTGATTGTGTAATATTAGAAAGGGAGATAAATTGTTGTCCGTATTGTGGAAGAGACTTACTTAAATTCAGAAGACGAAAAAGGAGAGGAAAGAAAATATGAGTAATGTTAAAGAAAGGATTGACGAAGTAATATCTTATTCTGCTCTTATTGATTTCATCGGAGTAGGTAATGTTAAAAAACTGCAAGACGGTTTTACGGATCTACTGTTGAATAGATTACAGAATGATTTAGATGAATATAGTAGATTTTTGTTCTATCCACCAGATCACGAAGATGTTATTGAGGAAGCATTTGATAAAGTAAAGAAAAAATTGGTGAAGTCATACAGTGATGCTATGTTGGATGTTGCTCAAAAATCCGTAGAGAAGTGGAAAGAAACCGCATTGTCTGATATGGAAAAGCTTAAAGATAAGGAATAGGAATAGAAGACTCATTTGATGAGAATGGAGTGAAATTAACCTGTGTTGGTACAAGGCGTTAGCTCGACGGAGCCAAACGAGTGCAAGTCTCGTAAATCGGGGGCAGCCGACAGGGAGTAAGAATAGGTTCGAATCCTATCGCCAACAATCAAATACATTTTTGATAGAAAGGATAATAGTTGAATGAAAAAAAGTGATTTAAAGACAGGTATGAGAGTTAAGTTAGGGAACGGTGATTTATGTTTGGTTTTCAAAGATTGTGAAACACAACACTACGGACATCAAGAATTATTGTTTGCTAATTTTAATTATGGTTTTTTAATTGGAGATAATTACAATGAGGATTTAAAACATGTAAGTGATGATAAGGGTTATAGTATTGTAGAAGTATTTACAACAGAAACTGGTTTATGTGATTCTAATATCCTTAATAAAAATAGGCTTAACAGTATATGGAAAAGAAAAATTGAATACAGTTATGATGGATTTATTAATGGTGATTTCGCGGTATGTTGTAGAACCGAACAAGATTCATATTTATTTCTGGCTTTTTTAACCGGGAAAGGAATTACATGGATAAAAGGAGAAAAATTATTTACAGATCCCCCAGATGAATTTGAAGAAGATACATGTTTCAGCTATAAACTCTATAATAAAACTCTTACCTATGGAAATGTGAAAGATTTTAAGTCTGTAGTTTATTTTGAAAAAAGTATGTTATGAAAATAAATACTCATTCAACGCAGTGAAGGGAGGTATATAAAATAACCATGAATGACTTTGAAAAATTATATAAACAAATTGAAGATAATAAGCTTGCTAATATTCACGATGAGCGTGAAATAAATATTATTCTTCATGCCTTAAAAAAGCAGATACCAATGGAAGCGCAGAAAATTACTAAATGGGAGGATTATTATATCTGTCCTGCTTGTAATTATGAGTTTCCAGATATCGGCGGTATGTGTGAAATTTACGGTGTTTCAGAGACTCCCAGTTTTTGTGAATGTGGACAGCGATTAAAATATAGTAATAAGTTTGTTTATAATGAATTCGGTGAAGCTATTGAAAGGATAATAAATGTAAATTGATAATTGCGATAAGTACAAGACAGTGTTTATGAAATTAAAATGCCAATTTGATATTGAAAAGTAGGAGGATAATAATATGCTTTGTCCTAAATGCGGAAGAAAAATGAAACATATTTTAAGTTTCGACAACACCAGAAACTATCAATCTTACGTTTGTAAATGTTTATTCAAGACAAAAAAGAAAAGAATACATTTTGAGGATATTGTAAAAGAAAAATAGGGTGGTGATTATGGGATTAAAAAAGAAATATCAAGGTTTATGGTTCTCTTATAAGTTTGGAAATAAATTAATGAAAGATAAATATCAAACAGTGGAAGAATTTTTAAAAACAGCTTTAATAAAAAATAACTTAAACGCCCCTAAAGGTGGTACTGAAATTTTTAATATTCGTTACAATGGTGATTATGTAAATGCAAATTTGATAGTAAATACATTAAAAGATTTATATACGAACATTCTAAATAATGCTACATATTCATTAAAAAAATATGTTTATGCAAGAAAAGAAATAAAAAAATATGTTTATGTAAGAAAAGAAATTTATTCAATTGATGATGTATATGTAAAAATAAAGGATGTTTTGGATATTGAAAAAAAGTGTAATTATACCATTGTGAACTTTGATGGCGATTTGATTTATGGAAACAGCCAACGATACCAACTCTTCTTTCACAAAGGAGTGAAATGTGTGTCTTGTGGAATTACAGGGGAATTTTTTGCTAAAGAAAAAGGAAGAAATGATAATTCATCAAGATACCATTTAAATTTATACGCCATCGATAAAGATGGAAACGAAGTTTTAATGACGAAAGATCATATAGTACCAAAATCACGAGGAGGTAAAGATTGCTTGGATAATTATCAGCCAATGTGTGCTATATGCAATAGTGATAAAGGAAATAAAATGGAGGATGAAAAATTTTGTACAGTGCTTATATAACAACTTTAAAAGAGTTAAGAAAACATGAAAACGCAGACAGGTTGCAGTGTTGTGTGGTATTTGGAAACAATGTAATAGTTGACTTATCATATAAAGAAGGACAAAAAGTCGTATTTTTTCCAGTAGATGGTCAGTTAAGTGAAGAGTTTGCAAATGATAATAATTTGGTAAGAAAAAAAGATGAAGATGGAAACAATATTGGTGGTTATCTTAATCCGGATAAAAGAAATATTACAGCCTTGAAGCTAAGAGGAGAAAAATCCGAAGGTCTTGCTCTTCCTGTGGAAGTTTTAGATAAATATACTGATAGTTCTAAACTAGAAGATGGAGAACAAATTACGGTTCTTAACGGATATGAAATTTGTAAAAAGTATATTCCAGAAAACAGACAGATTAGTGAAAATAAGAGTAAAAATAAAAGTAAAACAAAGAAAAGTAAGGAAAAGATTACATACCCATTATTTATTGAACATAGTGATACAGCACAGCTTGCTTATGCACAAAGAAATTTTAAGTATGGTGATACCTGTTACATAACATTGAAGATGCATGGAACTTCAGCCAGAACAGCAAACACTATTCAAGTGATAAAAAAGAAACGGAAATTATTTTTGAAAAAGATATTTAAGTTAAAGGATAAGGAAATTAAAAAATTTACATGTACAAGTGGTACAAGAAGAACTATTTTAAATAATTATGTCGGCGGTTATTACGGAAGCAATGAATTCCGTCAAAAATATCATGAATTATTTAAGGATAAGTTGCCAAAGGGCATGGAAGTATACTATGAAATTGTGGGATGGGATAAACCGGAACACACTATCATGGGGACATGCTCTAATAGTAAGGTAAAAGATAAAGAGTTTGTAAAACAATATGGTAAGAATACAGTATTTTCTTATGGATGTAAAGCCGGTGAAAATGATTGTTATATCTACCGAATGACCATGATGAATGAGGATGGGTTTATGGTAGAACTCCCATGGGAACAAGTGCAAATTGAAGCAGAAAAAATCGGTGCGAAATGTGTTCCTACATTTGAAAAATTTATTTTCACAACATGGGAAGATCTTATGGAAAGAGTGATGAAATATTATGATGCTGCTGATCCAATTGACAGTACGCATATTCGTGAAGGTGTAGTTGTGAGAATTGATAATAGACCGACTTTTACAGCTTATAAGCATAAGAATTTTTATTTTAAAGTTTTAGAGGGAATCATTAAGGATAATGCAGATGCTCCAGATATGGAAGAAGCGGAAGATATTGTTATGTGTTAATTGATAAAATCTGAATTTTAAGGGGGTGGTTTTTATTGAATATAAGCGATAAAGTAAGGGTTTATATCAATCCAAAACAATATTTAATCGGTGTGATTGTAGAATTGTGTGATAATGAAACAGCTTGGGTTAGATTAAGTAATGGACAAGAATTGAATTATAAAATAAATACTCTTATTCTACATCAAGAAACAAAGCAAAAAACATGAATTACGAGGTGAATAATCAAGATGAAATTATCAAAAATAAAAATTACTCCGGAGTTTGCAGCCACAACACCCAAATATAAAAAGATGTGGTTATGTAATTATTGTTACGAAAGAACCGGGAAATTGGATCGGGAGATTGTTGTTAATGAAGATGGCGAATTAATTGATGGCTATGTAGGCTATTTGATTTTGAAAGAAAATGGCATTAAGAGAACAAGGGTTACAAGAACACATAATGCACTTGAAACTTTTTTGTATGTCTACAGAAAATCAAAGAGAAGAGAGATCTTAACATTATTAAATAAAACAAAGAATCAAAAAATGGAGGAAATAAAACGTGTGTAGATTTAGATCAGGAATTATTTTTAAAAACAGGACAGTGTTAGCTCCAACATATAACGATAGTCATTCAACATTATTAAAAAATTTAGGCATCAAGGATAGTACGGAAAATGCAATGAAAATATTTGTAAGAGCAGAATTAACACCAGTCAATGGCGATAGAGCTACTGATCCAAAAACATGGAAATATATTGTTGATCAGGATGTAGTCCCAGATTGGTATGAGGAAGATCCATATAGATATGAACAAGAATTTCGTGCAAAAGTTGAAACATGGGTAGAAGAAAATACTGTTAATATGGTTGGCAGATCATGGACAGTGATAAAAGAAGATGAGAAAGGTACATATTATCTTCTCAATGGAACTAATGGACGTAGTAGGTTTGGAGATACTAATAACTATGATGTTTCCGAACTTCGTGAAGATGTTAATAAAAGTGAATTACTAACAGAACTAAAAAATGAGTTTGGAGACAGACTTGTCCCAGTTACTATGAATCTTATGTCACTTGATGGATTAAAAGATTATGGTGTAGTAGAAGGAGATATGTTGGGAGTTTACACTTTAGATATGTTTAGAGAATGTAGAGAAAACATCCCTAATGTAGAAATTCCGTGTTGGACTTCAACACCAGAATCAACACCTTCCGGCGATGGCCCTTCTTGTGTTCGGTGTGTTCGCTCCGACGGCTGCGTGGGCTACGACTGTGCTGGCTGGTATGACTCGGGTGTCCGTCCGTTTTGTATCATTCAATCTTAAATCTTTGAATCTTCAGAAACATGGTGGGAAGCCGATGGCGTAGGCTAGGGCGCAAGCCCTGCCGTAAGCTACCGATAACTTGCGACTGAAAGGAGCTTAACTAGTGGGAGAACCAAAACTGGATGTTATTGTGAAAGCAATAAATCTTATGGAATACACTATGACAATTACATCGAATAGAAAAAGATATCCGGTTAAACATTTAATATTAGTTAAGCGAATTCAAAATCGTTGTATGGATATTTATGAATACTTATTAGATGCAAATAGGCTTAATTTAAATACTTTAAAATCAGAACGTCTTGAATTACAAACTAAAGCAATATCGTGTTGCGACAAATTATCGTGCTATGTTGAATTATCTATGAAGTTAGATCTAGTTGGAATTAATACTGTGGCGTATTGGCAAAAACAGATAGATGATGTTAAATACATGAGTATTGCATGGCGTAAGAAAGACAAAGATAGGTAGAAATTACAGGTTGTCTATTATATGACATCTTATGTTCAGTATGTTAACTCCAACGGCAACGTGAACTACAACAATGCTAACTGGAATGACAAAGGTGTCCGTCCGTTCTGGATCGGAAGACGAAAGAAAGTAAGAGAAGCACTGAAATTAGAGTCCCGATATCAAAAGAATAGGCAACCTTTCCTGCCCAAAAGGCAGGATAAATATAAAGGAACACAATATTATGACAGAAAATAGTAAAACAGATTTTGAAGTAATAACCGATTTTGGGAATTTATACAGAGCATATAAGAAATCAAAGTCTGGTAAGG